TCAGGCCGATAGAGCGCCCCGTCGCGCTCGGTCCAATGCGTCCGCCACGAGGTCGAGGTCTCCGTCGAACAGATCGGCGTAGACGTCGAGTGTCATGGCTGCCGACGCGTGCCCGAGCATGCGTTGCACGGCCTTGACGTGAGCACCCGCGGAGACTGCCAGCGACGCCGCGGTGTGCCGCAGATCATGGGGGGTCAATTCCGGGATGCCTGTCGCCGCCGCTGCGGTACGGAACCACGACCGCTGCCGGGGCCGGCGCATGAAACCGCCGTCGGTCCCGGGGAACACGAGATCGTGCCGGTCCTTGCCCTCGCACAATTGGGCCAGGTCGTCGACGAGGAACCGGGGGATGGGGATGGAGCGGTCCTTCGCCGACTTCGTGGTGCCCACGATCACCTGGGCGCCGACCTCGACAGCGTTGCGTGAGACGACCACCCGGCGGCGCAGAAGGTCCAGGTCGGAGACTCGCAAGCCGATCGCTTCGCCCCACCGCAGCCCGCAGTAGGCGAGGGTCAACACCAGGGCGGAGCGGTCGCCGGCGGCCTCGGCCATCGCGGCGACCTGCTCGTGGGTCAGGTAGATCTTCCGCTTGGGGCGTTTGCGTGGCAGGTTCTCGATCTTGCGGGCCTTGTTCGTGACGATCTTCCGGTCACGTACTGCCCGGTCGAGGATGCCTGCGAGCACGGCATGCGCCCGGATCACGGTCGTCGCCGACGATGGTTTCTTGACGATGATGTCGGGGTCGTTCGGGTCGCGGATCTCGGCGAGCATGTCGGCGATCCACTCTTCGACGTCGCTGATCTCGATCGAGGCGATGGGGGTGTTGCCCCATCGTGGTTCGACGTGGGTGCGCCAGGCGGAGTCCAGGCCGACGTAGGCGGACGGCTTGAGTCGCGATTTCTTCGCGGCGAGCCAGGTCGGGACGATCTCGGCGACGAGGGTGCGGCCGTCGCGGGGGTCGACGTATTCGCCGTCGGCTTTGCGGACTTCGATGCGGGAGGCCCAGTCGCGGGCGGATTCGACGTTGGTGAATCCGCTTTTGCTGCCCTGGCTGCCGTCCGGTTTCATGTACCGGACCTTGTAGCGGGTGCCCTTCTTCGTGGCGTACGACTTGACGGTAGCCATCAGGCCGGGGGTTCCTTCCAGGTGGTTATTCAGTTGAGGCGGCGGTCGAGCTCGCGTTCGACCCATTGCCGTTCACGTGAGGTGAGGGTGGTCAGCCGGGTTTTGAGGACGGTGAGTCCGACCCAGAGTTCCTCGGCGGTTTCGTCGTCTATGCGGCCTTGGCACCACAGCACGGCGTCGACGAGATCCGGTAGGGGGATCATGCGGCGTGCGGTGATCTCCTCGACGACCAGCTCTTCGCGGAGTGCGAAGTGCGGGTGTTTGGGGACCGGGCCTCGTTCGAGGTGGCTCACTTCGTGGGTGAGTGTGGAGCGTCGTTCTCGTTGCCGGGAGTGGCGGTGGAGTTCGATTCCTCGGGAGGTCAGGCGGCCTTGGAGGCCGAGGGGTGCGAGGTCGGTGAAATGGACATCGACGTGCGGGAAGTGTTCTCGTAGATGTCTCCAGGGGTGCCATTTGCGGTGCTGGGACATACCTGGGATTAGAACACCAGTTCGATGTCTTTTCAGGTGAACACGCCGATCTGTGTAGCAGGTTGCTACACGCCGTCCTCTGGGCCGGGTGGGTCGATGCCATCCCAGCGGTCGGCTGCCTCGTCCTCGATGTCCGCTTGGGTGCGGCCTTTGTGGGCTGCGAGGGTGTCGTCGGCGTTGACAAGGAACAGCCCTGTACCCGCCGAGGGGTCTGAGGGCTTGTCGTCGCGGCCTTCGAGCATCCCGTCGATGACGCGCAGGATCGCGTCTCGTTGGCTGCGTGTAAGGCGCTGGGCTTTGCGCGGCAGGGTGAAGGGTTCGCTGATGGGTTCGCCGCGCAGCTCCCAGGCCTTCTTTACGGGGATGCCGAGTGCGTCCGCGATGAGTTCTGCGGTGCCTTCCTCGACGCCTTCGCCCTTTACGAATCGACTCACCCGGTCGGCATAGATGCCGGCGGCTGCGGCGATCTGACGCATGCTGCGTCCGGCGAACACTTCTTCCCATTGGGGCGGTAGTCCCGCTCGCTTCTTCGTCACGTCTACGAACCCTGCCTGTAGGTGTCGGTGTTGCCCAAGTTTGTGTGTAGACAACGCGTCTACAAAATACCCGGCACAACAGACAACAACCTGGGCCTTCGATGCGCCTACAGATTTCCGACTTGTAGACACGTGCGTCTACATGTTGTACTGTCGCAGACAACGCACAACACAGCGTCTACACTTCGAAAGGACAGCGATGCAGCAGTACGTAGATGGGAGATTTTGGGTGAAGCTCATCAGCTCGAAGGCATTCGCTCAGTACGTCCAACACCGCGGCTTCACGGCCCGGTCACTGGCTGTTGCCACGGACAAGGAGCTCAAGAGGATGAAGGCGATGCGCGGCGACAAGCCGGCCGGTTGCTCCCGTTCGCTGATCGGGCACCTGATGTCCGGGCACCGGAACACGTGCCTGCCGCACACCGCCCGCGCGATCGAAAGGGTTCTCGACGCCCCCGAAGGCTCTCTTTTCGTGCCTCAAGTGTTGCCCGTTGTTCGCAACACCGCAGCATGATTCCTCGTCCACCGCGTATTCACAGGAGCACAACGTGACCGCAACTCTCACGCGTGAGATCCCCTTGTCCGTCGAGGAGACGGCTCGGCTGCTCGGCTGGAAAGGTCCCGGCACCCGCACGTCGCCGTCCTACGACACGGTCCTCAAGGCCTGCCAGCGCGGGGAGCTGCCCGCCTACCAGCCGGACGGGCCGAACGGGAAACGCAAGTGCCGCTGGATGATCCTGCCCGCCGATGCCATCGCGTGGCGTATGGGCAAGCGTCCGGCCCGGAAGTCCGTCCGGTGAGCGCCGGAACGAACACGCACTCCGCAAAGAAAACGGCCGCCCCGATTGCGCCGGGACGGCCTGACATCAATCACCTGGAAGGGATCGAGATGCATTACCAGCTTAGCAGCGACGATCTGGGCACTGAAATCAGTGACCTGATCGAGCAGTACGGCGCCGGACGCACCGGTTTCGGCGTGTTCACCATTCAGCGTCTGTCCTACGACGGATCCTGGCACGCCGCGCTCCACGTCGACGAGCGCTTCACCGGCGAGCACGTCGAGGTCCTCGAGACTGCCGAGCACACCCACCACATCATCCGCGCTCGCGGGCTTGATCTGTACGAGGCGTTGCGGCTCGTGCGCACCCGATTCCTCGAGGCCGCTCCGGTCGAGATCGCGAAGGGGGCATGACATGTCGATCCTGAACCGTCCGCTGACCGAGCAGGAGCTCGCGGATGCCGGTATCGAACCGGCTCCGATCGCGCACGAGACCTTCACGCAGATCTTCGCGGTGAAGGAGGGGGAGCTCGAGGTCCTCGATCCGTTCTCCGCCACGCCTGTCGAGACCGAGTCCGACGAATACAACGAGCAGGCCGACGCACTGTACGCAGAAGGCGAGCGGTACGACGACGCCGACCGGGATGCCCAGTCCGATGCGGACGAGGACACCCCGCCGAACCCGATGCGTCTCACCCCGGCCGTGGTGACCTGGATCGCGACGTACGGAGGCACGGTCGGCACGCTGATCTACCTCGCTGGGGGTGGACGATGACCGTCTTCGTCGACGTCTACACCCCGCCGAAGGGTCCGCACGGCGAGTGCACCTGCGCGGGAAGCACGCCCGAGTTTCCGCAGCATGAGGGCTGGTGCGGTCTGCCGGAGCCGGTGGAGTCCGGCTCGTGGTGCTGCGGTTGGACCGACGGCGTGTGCGAGGGCTGCCCCGGCCGGTCGCGGATCTGGGGTGCCCGATGAACACTCGCATCTTCCGCGTGACCGTCACGGTTGAGCACGAATGCACCGCCGACATTGAGATTGACGAAGCCGAATACCTCGAATGGCTCGGAGGCTCTGAGGACAACGAGGACATGCGCTTGGAGTTCCTCCGGGCGGGAGACGAGCTCGAGGTCATCGCCGAGGTGTACAGCAAGAGCGAAGGCCTTGGCGAGGTCAACGACTCCGCGATTACGGCGGTGAAGTGATGAGCGAACCGAGTCAGTACATCGCCGAGTCCGCGATCTTCGGGGACACCAACCTCGTCGACTGGATCATCACCCCCGCCATGCGCACGGTCGCGGCCAACGCCAAGAGCGTCGACGAGGCGCGAGGCTTGCTCGAGATGCTCGGCCTCATCGAACCGCGCCAGCAGACAAACTCGCCGGCAACTGTGGCCTGCCAGAGCCACTGCGCCAAGTGCAACAAGCCCGGCCGCAAGCCGAACCAGTCGCTTGAGAAGTGGCCCGGCACGGTGATTCTCAAGGGCCGCGGGATGTGCGCCCCGTGCTACACCGCCGTGCTCAACGCGGAACGGGAGGCACGCGATGTCGTGGCGTGACGACTGCACCTGCGCCCGCACCCCGTTCGGGCACGAATACGACTGCCAGGCCCTGTTCGCCGACGACAGCGTCGAATACCACGCCGAGCTGCTGCTCGACGCAGACCGAGAAGAGGCACTGTGAACGACCTCAACACCACGGTCCGCAACCTCGCTGCCATCGCGGCAGCGAAGAAGTTGCTGGCCGAAGCGGAAACCCGTGAAAAGGCGGCCCTGTCGTCACTGGTGGTGCGTGGCACGAACTACGCCTACACCGACACCGGCGAGGAACTCGGCTACGCGACCGTGCCGAAGCCGACGAAGCCGAAGCCGACCATCGTCATCACCGACGAGGCCCAGGCGTACGCGCTCGCCGTCGACCTGTTCGGCGAGGACGTCATCGAGCAGCGCGTCGAGCTGACCGAGCAGGGCCGCAAGAGCTTCGAGGCGTACGTCCTCGAGGCGCACGAGCAGGCAGGGTCGGAGGACTACTTCGATCTGCCGGGCGTGTCGGTGTCCATGCCGCCGGCGAAGGATCCGGCGCCACGGTTCACGCCTGCGAAGAACGTTGTGGAGCTGGTGCGCGGCATGGCCGAGCGGGGCGCACTGAACCTCTCTGAGGTTCTGGCGCTCGAAGGCGGTGAGTCCTGATGCTGGATGACGACCAGAAGAAGGGCCTCGCCCGACTGAGGGAGCCGTTCCCCGAGAACCAGATCAACGTCCTTCCCAAGCCGTACAGCAAGGACTCCCCGAAGGAGTTCTGCCGGATCTGCAACAGCAAGCACGGCATGCCTGCCGCTCACCTCGACTACGTCGGGCATGCCGCCCTCACAGATCGCCTGCTTAAGGTCGACCCCGAGTGGACCTGGGAGCCGCTGGCCCTCGACGAGCAGGGCCTGCCGCGCTTCGACCGCAACGGCGGCCTGTGGATCCGGCTCACGATCTGCGGAGTGACTCGTCTCGGGTACGGCGACATGGGTGGCAAAAACGGCGCCAACGCGGTGAAGGAAGCGATCGGTGACGCGCTGCGTAACGGTGGCATGCGTTTCGGTGCCGCCCTGGATCTGTGGCACAAGGGTGAGTTGCACGACGCCCAGGAATCGAACGAGCGGGAGCCTGAACCGGCCGCACCGCCTCCGCCGACTGTCGACGTCGAAGCGCTGCTCGAGCAGATGGCTGGTGCCGAGGATCTTGGCGCTCTGCGGAAGCTCTGGGACGGCAACCGCGGCGCTCTCGGTGAGCGTCACGACGAGGTTGCCGCATTCGTGCGGGCCCGCCGCACGCAACTCGAGCAGCCCGAGCAGCAGACGCTCGACGCCTGAAGACCCGCCAGGGGTGGTGTGTCGACGGAGTCCTGATCCGGCGCACCAGATGTGCGCACCACACCACCCCCGGCGCCCCTACTCGAAACCACCTGAAAGGAACGGCTCAATGCGAAAGAGCCCCAACCCCGCGCAGAGCGGCATGATCTCCCGCGACGATCTGGCCGAGCTGATCGCTGATGTCATGATGCCGGGTGCTCCTGGTCTGGTCTTGGCAGAGGCAGAGCGGATCTCCGACGCCGTCCTGACCGATCACGCGGTCGTGCCATTGCCGGCGTCGTCGTACGAGGATGACCAGGGAATCTCGTGGGATTCGGACGATGGTGTTCCGTTGGCTTCGGCGTCGGGTGAGGTCGTGTGGGTTCACGACGACATGCTCGAGGTCGATGAGGCGGAGGAGTGGGCCGGGGCGTTGCTGGCCGCAGCCCGGGCGGCGCGCCGATGACTGTGTTCACGCTCGACCTCGGCTACAACTCGCCGCCCCTGTCGGCGAATGACCGACCGCACTACCGGGCCCGGGCGCGCATCACCAAGCAGATCCGCACGACGACCTGGGCGCTTGCGAAGCAGGCGAAGCTCCCGACCGACTGTGCCCATGTGACGGTGCAGCTCCACTACCGGCCCCGCGACAAGCGGCGTCGGGACCCGTCGAATCTCATGCCTACGCAGAAGGCGTGTGTCGATGGCCTGGTCGATGCCGGTCTCGTGCCGGACGACTGTCAGGAGTTCGTGACTGAACTCGTTCCCGCTATTCATCCTGCCGAGAAGGGCTCCGAAGGCTCTCTCTGGCTCACCATTTCGATCGGAGATCCCCAGTGACCCGAGCGCACGACGCCGCGCACAACTGGCGGATGTACTGCGACGAGACCACCTGCGAGACCCGCAGTGAGCCGTTCGACACCGAGCCGCCCCTGAACCTGTTCGTGGGCCGGGGGTGGTTCATCGCCGAGCTGTGGGGCGACGTGTGCCCTGACTGCCTCGGACACGGTCTCATGCCGACCGCCAAGCCCCATTCCCTTATGCGCTCCAAGGAGGAGTCGAAGTCATGACCAACCCCGTTCCCGTGACCCTGTTCGCGAAGACCACCGGTTGCCAGCAGTGCGTGGCGACGAAGAAGCACCTCGACCGGCAGGGCACGCCCTACGAGCTGCGTTACGTCGACGAGGACCCGGCCGCCGCCGCCGCGGTGCGCCTGCTCGGATACCAGGCGGTCCCTGTGGTTGTGGCCGGTGACATGCACTGGTCCGGCTTCCGTCCGGACAAGCTGAACGCGCTCGGGCGGTTGCACACGGTCGCCGCGGACATCGCCGAGCTCGATGCCGCGGCCGAGGCGTACCTCGCCGACGGATCCGAATCGAGTGCGGCATGAAGACGCTCGTGACCATCGTCGGGATCGGCACGTTGTGCACCGCTGGGTGGCTGACCATGGCCGCGATCGTGTGCGACATGGCCGGCACCGCCCTCATGCACCTCGGAGAAGACGAATGATCACTCATCACATCACCCCGGATCCGATCCGAACGGATTGCGCCCGCGATCCACTCGCTGCCGGCCAGTACTCGCGGGATTGGAGGAATGTCACGTGCGCGGATTGCCTCGCGCGCCGAGCCTCCGATCCGGAGGTCGAACCTGAGACCCACACCGAGTGGGCCGTTCACTCCAAGGTGCACGGAAGCGTGGAGCGTTGGAAGCCGTGTCGTGATCAGGAAGACGCTGAGGACTGGGCGGGAAGCATCGTGTGGGGGCGCGACCCTGGCGATTGGGAGATCCGCCCGCACGTCGTGTCCCGCACCGTCACGGCGTCCCCGTGGACGGAGGTCGCACCGTGACCACCATCGAGAAGGCCGTGTTCGCCGCCGCCCTGCCGTTCACCGTCCTCGCTGGGCTGATCCTGGGCCGGTTCCTGTTCGTCGCGGCGTGCCTGGTCCTGTACCGGGCGCGCCGCCGGCGGGGGACCGTCTCATGACTGCCGGCGAGGTGGGTTGGAGCGATCCCGGGGCTGATCCGCCGCACGAGTGGGAGCGCGCCCGCACGAGGCTCGAGGAAGCCGAGTGTGCGCTCGCCGGGCTGGTGCACGAGAACAACGAGCTGCGGGCGATCATCCGCCGGGTGCGGGAGTACGGGCAGCACCTGCACCTGATGGCCGAGGAGCCGGTCACGGGCGTATATCTCGCCAACACGTACCAGGGCATCGCAACGGCTCTTGAGCGTGCGATCGGTGACCGGCCGTGACCCCCGATCAGATCCGGCTGCTCGGCGAACTCGCCGACTGGCAACTCCTCGATCTCGTCGAAGCCTGGGGTGACGCCTGTGCCTACATACGGGACCGGCACGAATATGGGACCCCTCGCGACCAACAGTGGCGTGCCATGTCACTCATGCGGGCCACCTACCGCTGGGGCATCGCGATAACCACCCACGGCGACTACACCAAGCAGCGCGGAATCCGGGACCCCGAGCACGTCGTCACCCTCACCTGGGGCCAACTCGCCCGGTGGTCGACAACGCTCCCCGTCGACCACCGGGCCGACGCCCGCCGCGCGCGGTCGGGCACGCCGGAGGAGCGCGCCGAGGTCATCGACCGGCTGCTGGGGCACGTCCCGGACGAGCCAGTGGAGCTGACGTTGTGGTGACCGAATGCCCGGTGTGCCGCCGCCAGGTCCACGCCTCCGAATACACGGGACGTGTGCGCCGGCACGACGACACCGCCAACCGAACCTGCCCGATGTCCGGGCACACCATCCCCATTGACCAGCTCGAAAGGAAGGCCGCCTGATGGCCCGAAGTCACGGCCGGATCGACTTCACGATCTGGAACAACCGAGAGTTCCGCGCTCTCTCCGAGAGAGCGCAGCGCACGTACATGATGCTGTTCGGTCAGAAGGACGTGAACAACGCCGGCGTGCTGCCCCTGATGGAATCCAGGTGGGCGAAGTACAGCGGGTCGACGACCGTCGAGGACGTTCGCGATGGTCTACGCCAGCTGGAGGATGCCCGCTTCGTGTTCGTCGACGACGACACGGAGGAGTTGCTGATCCGTTCGTTCATTCGTGGCGACGGTGTTATCAAGCAGCCGAACGTGTTCAAGAACGCCCTCAAATGTGCCGAGCTGGTGGATTCTCCGAAGCTGCGGAAGGTGCTTGCGGGGGAGCTTCGGGGGCTTCGTCGGAAGGATGCTGGGGAGGTCGCGGACCGTCTCGATCCGAACCCTTCCGAAACCCTTCCCGATGCCGTCTCGAACCCTTCCGAAACCCTTCGCGAACCATTGAACCCTTCCGGAAGGGTTCGCGAACCCCGCGGGGTAGGGGTAGGGGAAGAGGAAAGCTCTTGTTCTGCAGATGGAGATTTGGGAGGTCGCGGGCGCGCGCACGCGTACACACGCGAGGCCGGCGAACCCACCGCCCACTGCTCTCAGCATCCCGGAGGGACTGACGCGCCGTGCCGCGCCTGCGGCGACGCCCGGAAGGCTCGCGCCGAGTGGGAGGCGGGACAGGCGCTCGCGGCAGCGCGTGCCCGTTCGGAGGCGGCTCGTTTGGCCGCCCAGGATCGCCGTGCCGCGATCGATGCGTGCTCCCTGTGCGACGGGGACGGCTACATCGGCACCGACCTGTGCACGCACGCTCAGGCCTCGTCGTCGCGGCCGTCGCTGAAGGCGCTGTTCGATCAGGCGCAGGCCGAGAAAAAACCGCCGAGGACCAGTGTTGCGTCGTTGTCCACAACGGGCAACACTCGGCTATAGTCGACTTCCGACCAACAAAAAATTGCCCCGCCGGTGCGTCAACACCGCGGGGCACGAACACCGAGGAGATATCTCGATGTCTGATCTGACTTTACCGGAGGCCCGGGCAGAGCGTGACTCGCTCGCCACCCGCGTGGACGTGCTCGACAAAGTCGGCACCCTCGCCACCCTTCCGGACGACATGCACTGCACGGCCGTTCATGTGGCCCGATTCTACGAGGTAAGCCCCGAGACGATTCGGCAGACGATCTCCCGCAATCGGGACGAGTTCGATGCAGACGGATATCTCGTCCTGCGTCGCTCCGAAGTGAGTGACACGCTGTCACTCACTCCCGACCAGATCGGAATGCCCGCGAACGCTGGCTCCATTGCGCTCCTCCCGCGTCGCGCCGTTCTCCGTGTCGGCATGCTCCTCCGCGACTCTCACGTCGCCCGCCGAGTCCGGGACTACCTCCTCGATGCCGAGAAGCCGTCCGGCCGTGCCCGCGCCGAACTCCTCACCCGCGCAGACCTCGCCCGCATGGTGCTCGAAGCCGAAGAGGAGAAGGCGGTCATCGCCGCGGCCCTCGAATCCGCCGCGCCGGCAATCGCCTACCACGACCGGTACGTCGCCAACGACGACGCCGCGACCATCAAGAGCTGGGCAGCCCAGTTCGGTCTCTCGGAGCCGAAGGCGTACGCCCTGCTCCTCGACCGCAAGGTCATCTACCGCACCCTCATCGGGGAACGCTGGTCGAACCGGCAGCAACGCAAGGTCGCCGAGTACGAGTACCGCGCCTACGCGAAGTACCTCGACTGGTTCGACCTGCGCCCGCAGCACAACGCACCTCGGCATCACAACGGTCAGGTGCGCCAGACGCTGTACGTGCGGCAGATGTTCGCACTGCAGCTCGCCGCCAAGTGCGGTCTCTCTTCGCAGCTGACTATCGACGGCGGTGCGGCATGAGTGCGAGAAGGCTCTTATTCACCAAGGTCTGTAATCGGCGATTTGATGTCGTGACGACGTTCTTTGCCGAGCGGAGTAACCCACACCACTCGTTCAAAGATGTTCGAGGGCATATGGATCGGATAGTGGGCGAATCGATTGGCAGCCACCGTCCTCTCATAGGCAGCAATCTCTCGCTGCTCGCGAAGGTACTGTGCATGCGCGCCCGGGAAGTTAAGCGAGATGGATTCCCCGGTGGGTACCGATTCGGTGCGGACGTGTGCTTCCTCCCCATCTACGGTGACGGTCGCGTTCACCTGCAAGGCTTCGTCTTTCCCTCTGTTGGTCAAAAGGTAGCGCCCCGGCTGTTCCCAACATCCGACCCACCGGACATCGTTAACTTCGGTCTCGCGCGCCTCCGAGCGACGGGAGAACGAGTTCGCCTCCTTGGCAAGATCACGAGCAGCTTCTGCGATTCGATTCGATTCTTGGGAGAGCTCGTTGGCTTCCGTGCTCAGACGGTGTCCACTCTTGGCAAGTTCGCGGGCGTCGTGCGCGATCTTGTTCGAGGATCGAGATTGACGCCAGCTCACCAGTCCGAAGATGAGTCCGGCGCCGCCGCCGACAAGTCCCCCTACAGCTCCGATCCACGTGAGCGCGTCAGCCATGTTGAGTCTTCTCCTCGCCTGGGCGGTTATGGCGCTCACAGAGTAGGAGACGGCTGGCTTGGTGGCGTACCTGCGGTCACCCTTCTCGCTGCCGCGAACCGAGCGGAGGCCCAAGCATGAGCACGAAGCGTATCGATGCCTACGAGATCTATTGCGATGGATGCGGCGAACAGTTCATCAACGACTTCTCGATCTGGGTGGACCCGCAGGCCGGAATCGAAGAAGCGGTCGGCTACGACTGGTTCGAACGAACCGAGGTCGAGCGAGAGATTCCACCCTCTGACGAGCACCCGCGCGGACAAACCATCTGCCGCACCGTTGAGCTCCTCTGCCCAGCGTGCCTGAAGAAGTGCGACGTCTGTAAGGAGTGGCCGGCATACGAGTTCGATGGGCACCTGGTGTGCAAGGAACACGAGGATCACGAATTTGAGGCGCACCCATGAACCACCCATGCCATCGGATAACCCACGAAGCAATGGCATGGCACGCGCCTGCCCTCGGATCCGCTGCTCGAGCGGAGGCCCACGCATGAGCGCCCGAGACGAACTCGCCGACTCGTTATGGCGGCTGGCGCCCAGCATCTACGAGATGGCCGACTGCGATTCGCTCGCCAGTGATCTCATCGCCGACGGCTGGCGCAAGTTCGATACGGCCGCCGAAACCCACACCGAATACGGCGTCCGCCGCCCAGAGCGGTTCGCCAGCCGCATTGCGGGGCCGATGACATTCACGGTGGCGATGGAAACTGCCGAGGCGTGGGGTGAGGGCAACGTGGTTGTGTCCCGCACTGTCACGGCCGGGCCGTGGGCGGAGGCCCAGGCATGAGCGACGCACTCGGCATCATCTGGAACCACAACGGCGAGGGCGTCACCGCAACCATCGTCCGCCCCAACGTCGAACGCGGCGGACTCGACACCGTCGGAACCATCACCTACACACTCGAGCAGGCCGCGAAAGTTGCTGGTCAGCTCATCGACGCGATGGGCGGGAAACAATGAGCGACCCAACCACGCCCGAGACACGCACGATCCGCGTGGAAGTCGCCGTTGATACCGACAACCTGCGGAAGTGGGCCGACTGGCACGCAAGCCACCGCCACCCCGACGTCGCGCACGCGCTCTACCGATCAGCCGAGCGGTACGACGACCAGGCATCCGCGCTCGAACGCGTGCGCGCGCTCGCCGACGAATGGGACACCCTGCCCTGCGTCTGCGGCTACCGAATCCCCAACGGTAACGACGACTCCTCGCAGTGCCTCTCGTGCGCCGCCGAGGATCTGCGCACTTCCCTGGACGGCTCCTCGTGACCCGGCTGAAGGTGTCCGCCGCCCTCGCCGCGCTCTACACCCTCACCGGCTGCCACCACACGCCGGCCATCTACACCGCACCCACCCACACCGGGGAGACCCAATGAGGGAATACCACTGCACCACCTGCGACTTCCACATCTCGGGTCCGGCCGATGAGGTGGCCGACGAGATCGACGCGCACGAGGAACAGCACCACACCACCGACGCGGCTACCAAGGTCGACATAACGCCGGAGATCCTGCGGGCCGTCGCCGACTGGCTCCTCTGCGAGTGCGCCAACGACGAGGATGCCGTCGACGCACTCCTCCGCCATGCGCGCTACCTCGAGCATGAGCGGGCCAACGAGAAGCGCATCGACGCACTCGCCCAGGAGTTCTTACGCGCCGAGAAAGAGATCGCGATCTACGGACTCGTGGACTGGGGCAACCAATCCGAGAACCAACGGGACGCCTACCGCGCCGGCATCCGGGCCGTCCTCGCGAAGCTCGACGAGGTCACCCGATGACCCGGCCACTCGACGGACCCGTCCGCGGCGCCGTCTACATCCTCCCGCCCGCCCTGCTCATCTGGATCGCGATCGTCGGCACCCTGGCGCTCATCCTCGCCGCCACCTGAGACACCGGCCCCGTGCACAGCTTCCCGTGCACGGGGCCGGACCCATCCCCACCACGACGACAAGACCGGAGAACCAGTGAACGGCGCAACCAGCACCACACAGGAACTTCTCACCTGCCCAGCCTGCAAAAAACCCATCCACGCCCGATTCTCCCTGGCCGTCGAGATGGACATGTCGGCACTTCTCGACGACGACGGAGCAGTAGGGGCCAGCGCACGCCTCACCGGAATGCACGTCGAGCACGACTGCATCCCCAAGACGAAGCGCGACAGCCTCACCGAACGAGGGCGATGAGCATGTGGATCAAGAAGACCATCAAGATGCCGCCCCACGAATGCCAGCCCCCAGTGGAGCGAACCTTCCGTGAAATCACAGGACCGGACGGAAAGCCCCACAAGCTCTACGCGCCGAGAGCCACACCGCCCTGCGAGCTCGGCGACCTGTGGGCATGCGACGTCTGCGGCACCGTCTGGAAAGCCGCGATGGTAGACCTGCCAACGGTGCGCACGAGGTACCGGAACCCGAACACCGGCCCGGGCTGGAAACGCGCCGGATGGTGGAAGCAACGCAAACACGCCCCGCGCTACACGTGCGGCTGCCGGGTAGGCGGACCACGCACCTGCGACAAGCGCTACGCCAACGTCACCAAAGGCGTGATCCCCACCCATGGAGTGAAACCACCGACCGTGACGATCCGCGCGGACAACGAGCCAAAGAGCTACCCGCAATTCCGCAAGACGCCAGTCAATCCACCGCTCGTCAACCAGGGAGGCTCCCATGGGTAGCACCAGCCCCACGGATCCGAAGAATCTGGATGCGTCGGAGAAGGCCCGGCAAGCCCTGCAGTTGCGGCGGGATGGGAAGCAGTGGGCGGAGATCGCCGACGAGTTGGGCTACAAGGATCCGTCGGGTGCGTACCGCGCGGCGAAGCGACTTCTCGACAGGACTGAGTTTGAGGCGGTGGAGGAGTATCGGGCGATCGAAGCGGACCGCTTGGACGAAGCCCACCGGATCCAGGCCGAGGCGTTGGTACAGCTGGCGAACAGTCGAGCGTTGGACGCGATCCCGCCGGCGGTGAATGCGTTGGTGAAGATCTCCGACCGCCGCTCCAAACTCCTCGGCCTGGACGCCCCCACCCGTGTGGATGTGGCGCACTCCGGTGAAGACTTCGCTGCCACCGCTGCTCGGTTGATGAAGGAGATCGGGTTGGCGGTGCCGTCCGAGTTCCAGACCCCAGCGGAGGCCGCTGCCGATTCCGGGAACCATGACGGCGGCGAGCAGGACGGGGGAGACCCATGGGTGAGATGACAAAGGCCCTGCCGGATTTCATGAGGAGCGAGTAATGCACGACCCGATGGTGATGGCATTCAGCATCCGCCGGCCATGGCCGAAGATCCGCGACCGACACCGGAACAAACCCCTGTCGATCCGACTCCCGTTCATCGAGTGGCGCACCTGGGACCTGTACTTCCCAGCGCTGATCAACGTCTGGCACGTCGAACCCAACGGCGAAGACGCCCTGCGAGGTGAATGCCGAGGCACCCGATGGAAGTGGCACATCCACCACTGGGAGATCCAGTGGTGCTTCCTGCAGGACTGGCGTCGCCGCCTCCTGACCCGGTGTGCCTGGTGCGGCGGCCGATCCACAAAACGTGATGCCGTGAACTGCTCCCTCTCCTGGAACGACTCGAAGCAACCGCTGTGGCGCGGCGAGAAGGACCTGTTCCACAACGACTGCTCGACCGTGCAGTCCGCCCACCGAGTGTGTCTCTGCGATGACCCACTTCTCGACAGCGGGGACCACGGGAAGTGCCTGATGTGCGGACGGTTCCGGGCATGGCGACAGACCCCCAACGATGCGACCCGGTACCTCGCCGCGCTCCCGGCCGGTACCCGCATCCCGCCGGAGGACATGCCGCAGCTCAAGGCGATGTGGGAGAAGGCACGACAGGACAGGGGCGCGAGCGATGCGTGAGCGGCGTGTGAAGGCGTACAAGACCTGCCCCATCGACGGCTGCGACTGGCAACTCATCACCGAATGGTTCGACGGCAGCCCAGACAAAGTCCTGGTCGTGTCGCAAGCCGACCAAGAAACCGCGGCCGGCCTCCACATGAAGTCGCACTACACCCCCGAGAGGACGTACTTCACGTGACCCTCGAAATGACCTGCCCCGTCTGCCACGCCGCATTCATCCCACCCAACAACGCACCCCAGTACCCGCCGGACGGGTCGGTCGCCGTGTGCGTCACCTGCGCTGACGTCGTCGTCTGGAACCAGACGAGCGGCTGGCAGGTCCCGGATCCTGCAGACAAGGCCGAGCTGCTGCAGCTGCAGCCCGTCATCGACTCCCTCATGGAGATCCGGCAGTGGCACGACCAACGCGCCAAGGACCGCCAAGACCTGTGCACGTTGATCTCATACGGACTCATGGCCGGACTCACCGTCCCGGACATCGTCGAGACGTTGATCGAGGACGGCTTCCACCGCCACCCAGACGACGAGGGGGACCACTGATGGACGCCAACCACATCGCCATCGTCGTACTCCTCATCGGATGGGCAATCTTCACCAGCTTGTGCCTGCTGCAAATCTGGGCGCTTCGCCAGGTCCGCAAAGGCAAGTACCGGCTCCGCCGAATCCACACAGGCAAGTACGTGCTGGAGGAAAACCGATGAGCCCCTGGTACCGGAGGAAGCGGAGGCCACCCATGACGCAGGAACTCACCCTCTTCGACACCCTCGAACCCACACCGCAACGCAACCGCCCCACCACACGCCGAACAGACTGCCGCCCCACCAACTGGCAACCCGACGACCACCTCATCACCGCCGCACAAGCCGGCCAACTCCACATCCGCAACCTCACCCAAGAAGACCGCTCCTGGGTCGTCGCCGGACTCACCGCCCGCGGCCACACCGCCGAAGACACCGCCCACATGCTCCGCTGCAGCCTCCGCCTCATCAAACAAATCCGCGCCCACCCCATGACTGCCGTATCCCTCTACGCGCAAACCATCGCCGTCGAAGCCGAAACCGCGAGGCTCCATGCCAAGACCACGAAACGCGCGCATGCGTACGAGCTGGAGGATCTGCGGATGACGGCGGAACGGTACAAGAAGCAGCGCGATGACCTGATCGATCAGTTGGCGAAGCAGGCCCGACGAGCGGAGGCCAAAGCATGACCACCACGTGCAGCTGGACCGCACCCGGCACCTTCCCGCCGGTCTACTGCCAACTCCCGGTCAACCACCTCGGCTGGCACTACGGCACCGACGGATCTGAATGGATCACCTCCGAAGACGTCGGCCGCGAAGAGGGTCAGGCATGAGCGCCCACAAGACCATCCTCCCCACATGGCTCTACGACAAGGTGGTCGACCGATTCGGTCAAGACTGGGCAGACGCCAACGGTTACGTCCGGAACACCTTGCACACGCCCACCCCCGAGGTCCAGTACCGCGGCGACGAAACACCCGAATGCAACGGGTTCACCATTCCCGTCTTCGTGTCGAGAGCCGCCATCGAGGGGAGTCCGGTGGACGTCCTCGAGCTGATCCGCCAGCAGGTCCGCGAGGAAGGCCAGGGCACATGAGCGAGCTGATCGAGAAACTCGAGACCGGTATCGCCGCCACGGTCCGCGAGATCGACGAACTCCGCGCCGAGAACACCCGACTCCGAGAACTCAACGCCAGACTCCGCGCACTCCTCGCCAGCTACGAAGCCGGACAACCCCGACGCACCACCACGTAACAATGGACGACCTCACCGACAAACTCCGCGACCACACCCACGGCTGGCCCCCCGAACGCAAACAGGCCTTCATGGCGTGGCTCCAAGCCCAGCACACCCGGCACGTCATCCAATCCCGATACCGGCACCCCGCAGAACTCGCAGCCGCCATCGACTCCAACTTCGTCACCACCCCCGCCATCGACGTCATCTCCCGCGAAGTGGAGAAGACCATCCGCACCCCACAACGCCACCTGCTCGTCACCATGGCCCCGCAGCAGGGCAAGTCCACGATGTGCGCCGTATGGGCACCCCTCCGTGCCCTGCAGCTCAACCCGGACACCCGAGTCATCGTCACCTCCTACGGTGACTCCCTCGCCGAAGACCACTCCCGCACCGCCCGCAGCTGGATCGAAACCGCCGGCACCGGCGCCGTCGACGCCATCACCGGCCAACCCGTCGAGGACAAACTCGGCCTGCAACTCTCGCGGACGTCCGCATCGGTGTCCGCCTGGCAGGTATCTGGAGGCAAGGGCGGCTACAAGGCTGTCGGTCTCGGCTCCTCGATCACGGGCAAGTCAGCAGACCTCATGGTCATCGACGACCCGTACAAGAACATGCAGGAAGCCGACAGCGTCGCGCACAGGCGGAAGGTGTCGGAGTGGTTCAAGTCCGTCGCACTGACCCGATTGTCTCCGGCCGCGTCGATCATCCTGATCCAAACGCGTTGGCATGAATCGGACCTGTCGGGAGAGATCCTCGCCGCCGAGCAGGAGTTGCCCCCCGAGCAGCGGACGTGGCGGCACATCAACATCCCCGCAGTCGCCCAAGACGGAATCCCTGACGAACTCGGGCGCGCACCCGGTGTCGCCATGATCTCCGCGCGCGGTCACACCCCCGCCGACTTCGCGAACATTCGCCGACAGGTGGGCGAACGCGTCTGGTACGCCCTCTACCAAGGCACCCCCACACCAGCCGAAGGCGGCCTGTTCACCCGCGCCTGGTTCGACACCCACCAGCTCGACGAGCAACCGGACAGGTCCACGATGCGCATCGTGGCTGTGGACCCGGCGGAGACGGGGGAGGGGGACGAGGCCGGCATCATCGCCGCCGCGTTGTTGCCGGACGGGACCGTGGCGTTGACCCACGATCGGTCGGAGCAGATGACCTCCGAACAATGGGGCCAAGCCGCCGTCCGACTGGCGATGGAAACTCAAGCCTCCGAGATCGCCGTCGAAACCTACACCGCCGGCACCACCTACGTGAACGTCGTCAAACGCGCCATCAAGGCATACCGCGACAAACTCCAGGCCGGGTTCGATGGGAACGATCGGGAAATCGCCGCAGCCATCCGCCGCACCCACGACCTCAAGGTCCACCCGTGGCGCGGCAAGGGAGACGCGGTCGCCCGCTCCGCCCTACTGCGTCAGGCCGTGGAGGTCGGCACCTGCAAGACGGTCGCCGACGAGATGACCACGTTGGTGGAGCAGGCTGTGACGTGGCAGCAAGGCCAACACCAACCCGACCGGGTCGCCGCCGCGATCATCGCCCACGACCGCCTCGTCGCGCGCGGTGGGCGTACCTCGAGTCTAGGCAACCCCGCCCGCCCCGCGACTGCTGCGCCGGCACCGGCGTGGATCACCCGCAAACTCGGATAGCCCCTGCACGGGCCGTGTTTACCGTTGCGCGCCATGGACGGTCTCACACTCCTCGTACTCCTCCTCTACGTCCTCGCCGTCATGCGAGCCACCCGACTGATCAACGCCGACACCATCCTCGACACCCCCAGGATCTGGCTACTCCACAAGTTCGGACCGGAATCCAAGCTCGCGTACTTCATCTCCTGCCCGTGGTGCGTGTCCATCTGGATCGCTGGTATCTCGGCTCCGTTCGTGCTGTGGGCGCTCGACCTGCCGTTGTGGCTGTGGCCGCTCCTCGGACTCGCCACCTCACACCTGACCGGGTTGGCCGCGCAGCTCGACAGCGACGACCTCGAAATCGAAATCGAGGAGGGGTAATGCGCTACTGGTATGACACCGAATTCCTCGAGGACGGACGAACCATCGAGCTGATCTCGATCGGAATCGTCGCCGAGGACGGCCGCGAGTACTACGCCGTCAACTCCGATATGCCCGTCGACCGGATCACGAAGGACGACTGGCTCCTCAACAATGTGTGGCCGCACCTGCCCCTGATCGGATACAAAGACGGACTCCAGTACATCGGCAACGGCGAGCACGCAGTCCGCACCCAGCAGGCCGGCACGCTCGACAGGACCTCGACGCTGGTGAAACCGAAGTGGGTCATCGCCAACGAGGTGCGCGAATTCCTACTCGCTCACACCGACGCCGACACCGACACCGAAGGCGAAGTCGAGTTGTGGGCCGACTACGGCGCCTATGACCACGTCGCACTCGCCCAACTCTGGGGACGCATGATCCGGCTCCCCAAGGGCCTACCGATGTTCACCCACGACTTCCAACAGATCTGGCGTGCCTGCGGAACGCCGGACCTCCCCGATCAGACGGACGGGCAGCACGACGCACTCGCCGACGCCCGACACCTCAAGGTGTCCTTCGACGATCTGATCGGCCACCACGCCCCTGGTCCGATGGGCTGAGAGACCGGTCGTGGCGGAGGGTGACCCTGCACCCTCCGCCTCTACCTTCTGGTCGTGGCCCGCAGAGTCAAGATCCGACGCACCCCCCGACACCGGGGCACACTGACCGCTGCCGGTCAGAAAATCACCGACCCCACAAAAACCTTCAAATCCTCCATAGGATCATCCGGGTCGGACTGGCAAGAACAAGCCTGGACCTTCCACGACAAAGTCGGCGAACTCCGCTACTACGTCGGCTGGCGCGCCGCCTCCGTCGCCCGATGCCAACTCATCGGCTCCGACCTCGACCCCGACACCAGCCGCCCCACCGGCTACACCGAAAACCCCACCGTCCGACGGATCGTCCGCGACATCGCCGGCGGTGTCACCGGACAATCCCAGATCCTGAAGCGGCTCGCTACAGGTCTCACCGTCCCGGGTGAAGGGTTCGTCGCGATGATCGTCCGCGACAGCGAATCCCACGACACCTACTCGGACGGATCACCACTGTCCGCCGAGGACCAGGAGCAGGGCGAATTCCAGGAATGGATCGTGCTGTCCCGCGACGAAATCAAAGCCTCCGGATCGGATGGTCTCGAGTTCACCCTCGAAGACGACTCCAAGCACCTGTTCGACGAGGACCGCGACCTGCTGTTCCGGGTATGGAACCCCCACCCGAGGAAAGCCTCCGAGGCCGACTCCCCAGTCCGGGCCGCCGAAGACGCGTTGATGGAGATCGTCCGCACCACCAAGTCCATCGACAACGCCGCTAAATCCCGCCTCGTCGGCAACGGCATCGTGTTCGTCCCACAGGAAATGTCCCTGCCCGAGCAGAGCGCACCCGGCGCCACCCCCATGCCAGGGGATACCCCGGGCCCCGACTACGGGATCCCGTACGCCGCGCCGTCCGCCTCGCAGCAGTTACAGGACCTGCTGTACCAAGTCGGCACCACCGCCTACAAGGACCAAGAGTCGATGGCGGCATTCATGCCGATCATCGCCTCCGTGCCGGGGGAGTGGACCGACAAGGTCAAGCACGTCACCTTCGACTCACAGGTCGCCGAAACCTCACTGAAGACTCGTGAGGCTGCGATCCGCCGGCTCGCCATGTCCCTCGATGTCGCACCCGAACGCCTCCTCGGCCTCGGCGCCAACAGCAACCACTGGTCCGCCTGGGCCATCGCCGAAGACGACGTCAAGGTCCATGTCGTGCCCGTCCTCGAAACCATCGTCGCGGAACTCACCAAATACATCCTCCGGCCCCTGTTGGAGAAGGAAGGGATCGACCCGAACCAGTACGTCATCTGGTACGACACGACACCGCTCACCCAGGACCCGGACAAGAAGGCCGAAGCCGCCGTTGCGCACGACCGGGGCGGTCTCACCACCAAAGCCCTGCGCAAGTACAGCGGGTTCGATGACTCCGATGGCTACGACCTCACGACCGCCGAGGGGTGGCAGGAGCTCGCCCGCGACAAGGCCGCCGCCGACGTGTCCCTCATCCCCGCGTTAGCGCCGCTGCTCGGCGGTGTCGCCAACCAGATCACCCCACCCGCACAGCAGCCCGCGATCACCGCCCCCACAGAGCCGGAGTCGGAGTCGCTGCCCGAGTCCGAACCCGTCAGTCAACCAGACTCCACCGACGAGCCCCCGACCGAAACAGTGACCAGCGCAGCGGTCCTCGCGTTCGTCGAAACGTTCACCGCCCGGGCGTTGGAGCTCGCCAACAAGCGGCGCCGTAACCGAGCGAACGCCGCTCAGTTCCGCGGCGTCCCGATGCACCTGGCGCACCGCAACCTCCCCGCGGTCCCGGCCGGGGATGTGCCGAAGCTGATCGAGGGATGGGACGCCTCCGTCCCGTGGCAGGCGGTGGAGCGTCTCGGGTTCACTCGCCGCACGATCGCCGCGTGGGTCGAACGTGACGCGGCCGACGCACTCACCAGAGGGGCAGCGTGATGTACCCCGACAACCTCGCCCGCGCCCTGTCCTCGCAGCTCGACGCCGAACGCGCCATCCACGCCCTCACCATGGCCGCGTTCGAGTCGTGGCTACCCCAGGTGAAAGCCGCGGTCCTCCCATCCCTGACCGCTGCCGCCGAGCTACCCCCCGACCCGGACCAGATCCCCAACACCGCCGGGGCGTGGGAGCTCGCCCTCGACGAAGCAGTCCTCTACGGCATCGGCCTGCTCTACGGCTACGAACTCCTCGCCGTACTCCAGGCATCGGGCGCGGTGGTGGAGGACATCCTCGACACCGACACCGACGATGAGCGGGCCCAGGAACGCCCCGACCGCACAGCCACACCAGACGAACTACCGAACAGCACCCTCGCCAAGCAAGCCCGCAAGATCGTCGCCTCCTCCCTCGGCGTCCCTACCTCCGACATCACCGCATTGGACCGCCGCCTCGCCAACCTCCCCACCGTGCGACACCTCCAATCCGAATACCTCGGCCAAGTCCGCAACCGCATGGTCAACACCCCCGAAGCGGTGTTCCGGGACATCACCGTCCAACTCGACCAGGCCATCGCCGCCGGTGAAGGATCCGACGCGCAACGCCAGCGGGTGCAGCAGTTCCTGTCCCCAGCCACCGGGGACTGGACCGGCCGCGCCATGACCGTCGCCCGCACCGAATCCGCCGGCGCCATGTCCCACGCCACCATCGAAGCCGCGACCCTGCGAAACGAGGTGCTCGAGGAAGAGCTGGAAAGCGTCTGGATCTGCACGCTGGATTCGAAGACGCGTCGGAGTCACTTTGCTGCGGACGGGCAGCGCGTCCCGCTCGGAAGCACCTTCCGCGTCGGTCGTGCGCAGCTCCGTTTCCCTGGCGACCCGAGAGGTCCCGCTGAGGAAACCGCCAACTGCAGGTGCCGTGTCGCCGTCCTCGCCGCCGACGAAGCTCTCCCCGGTGAGTCGGATCGGCACACCGAACGCGGCCCCGGCGACTCCACCGTCCGCAACCGCGCCGGCACACAGCAGGACGAAATCGACCGGCGCGCCGAGGAAGGCAACATCCGGGCACGCGAAGACCCTGCCGGACTCGGTCGGGTTGCATCCATCCACACCGAGGAGCAGAACATGGCAGACGAAGACACCATCGACATCGACGACACCACCGAGGTCGACGTCGACACCCCCGACGACACGGGCGAAGACACCGAGGGTGGGGTGACGTTCCGGACGTTCACCGACTCCATCATCGCCGTCCTCGGCACCCCCACCGACGACCGCCGCATCCTCGCCGCCGACATGGACTTCCGCTTCCGCGACTTCCCGCTGCCTGTGATGTGGACCAAGCAGTCCTCCGAAGGGCACGCCGCCGCGTACACCGTCGGCGTCATGGAAACCGCCCGCATCGAAGACAACCAAGTGTTGGCCTCCGGATACCTGCTCAACACCGACGAAGCCGACGAAGCCGCCGACCAGCTCGCCCACGGCGTCACCGGCCCCTCCGTCGACTTGGTCGATGCGGACTGGATCTACACCAACGAGGCCGGGGAGGAGATCACCGAGGAGATGTGGGAGGACGCCTACGAGAACGGCGTCGAACTCAAGATCTACGAGACCGTCACCTCCGCGAAGCTCGCCGGCGTCACCCTCGTCTCGACCCCCGCGTTCGGGGAAACGATCCTCACCCTCGACCCGACGCGCGTCACCAAGAACGTCGCCGTCGTCGCGTCCCTCGTCGCCGCCGCGTCGCGTCCCGTCGACACCACGTACGACGCGTCACTGTTCTCCAACCCCCAGCTCGACGGTCCGACACCGGTCACCTATGACGCGAAGACCGGCCGGATCTACGGTCACCTCGCCTGCTTCGGACAGTGCCACGTCGGCATCACCGACCAGTGCGTCGTCGCACCCCGCAGCAAGACGGACTACGCGCACTTCCACACATCCCCGCCGGTCCTCACCACGGACGGCCGACTCCCCGTCGGCAGACTCACTGTCGGCACCGGGCACGCCGGCCCCAGGCTCGGTGCACGCCCCGCAGCCGAGCATTACGACAACACCGGCACCTGCTTCGCATTGGTGAGAGTGGGGGAGGACGAGCACGGCATCTGGTTCTCCGGCATCCCACACCCCACCGCCACCGACGAACAGATCCGCGCCGGACTGTCAGCGCCGCTGTCGGGTGACTGGCGCACCATCGGCGGCAACCTCGAACTCGTCGCCGCCCTCGCCGTCAACACCCCCGGATTCCCCGTCCTCGTCGCCGGCGCATCGGACGAGAACGACCGGCCCCGCACCCTCGTCGCTTCCCTCGGACCCCGCACGGAGTCGAAGCGCGCCGGTCGGGTGGATCCAAAGGAGTTCGCCCGGGAGGTGGTGCGGGAGATGCGTGCCCAGGACCGCCGCAACGAACAGGCCCGGAAGCTGCTCGCCTCTGTGGACCGTCGCCGTGAAGCACGCGCCCTCATCGAACAGGTAGGAGTCTGAACATGGCATGTGGCTGCGGACGACGAGCCGGATCGACACTGGCCGGCAGCAGCACGGCAACGTCGTACACCTACAAGGTGACCTTGCCGTCCGGTGAGGACGGCGGCACCTACCTCACCCCGCTCGAAGCGAAACGGGAAGTACGGCGCGCGGGCGGCGGCACCATCGTCCGCATCGCCGACACACCCACCTGACCGCCGCCACACAGCGGCACAAGACGTCCCGGCAGATTCTCCTACCTGCCGGGCCGTCCTGTGTCTGCACCCTTCGTCTTTACTCTCCCGACCAGACAACAGGAGTCCTGTTCTGGCTGTGGGCCGGGGACCTCCAACGTCACGAACCGAACAACAGGAACCGAGACGAGGAGTCCCCATGGACCCGTTCGAACTGCCCGAGGAGATGCCGACCGACCTCGCAGGTCTGGCGGAGCTGCGCGCCACGGCAGAGGAGTCGTTCAACGAACTGCGCGACATCGTCAACAGCGGCGAGGACCTCACCGACGCACAGCTCGAGCAGCTGCGCTCCCTCGCCCAGGCAATCACGTCGATCGACACCGCCGTCCAGGACATCGAGCAGGCAGAGAACGATCGCCGCGCCGAGGCCGCCGACCTCATCTCCCAGGTCACCGGAAACACCGAGGACGACGACGACGGTGAAGGCGACGACACCGGCAACACTGACGGCGAAGACGACACCGAGGGCGACGACGAGGTGACGCAGGACGACGTCGACGCCGTCGTCACCGAAGCCGAACAGGCCGCCGCCGACGCCGCCGAGACGGTCGCCGCATCCGGCCGCCGCCGCACCAACTTCTCCCGCGCCGCCAACGGCCGCAAGACCAAGCTCCCCGCGGCGAAGAAGAAGTCCGACATCGGCTGGCGCATGGACTCCAACGTGTTCGGCTTCAAGCCCGGCAAGGTCGGCTTCGCCGATCTCGCCGAAGCCGTCGAATCGGTCCGCCCAGGACAGCGGATGCGGTCGAGCCGCACCGTCCGCGGTGGTTTCTCCGGCCAGACGCTCGGTCGCCTCGACCGAGACATGCCGCTGGTGGAAACCAGCCAGGAGCTGGTCGCCGCGATCGAGAAGGCCACCGACGAGCGGAATCTCCCCAACGGGTCGCTCACCGCGGCCGGTGGCTGGTGCGCCCCGTCCGAGCAGCTCTACGACTTCTGCGAGGTCCCGCAGGCCACCGACCTGATCTCCCTCCCGGAGATCGCCATCAAGCGCGGTGGTATCCGTTGGCCGGTCGAACCGGACCTGTCCGAGATCTTCGAGTCCTTCCAGTTCTTCTTCACCGAACCGGAACTCGAAGCAGTCGATGCACAGGGTAACCCCACCGCCATCAAGGAATGCGTCGAGATCCCGTGCCCCGACGAGTTCGAGGAACTGCGCCTCAAAGCCGTGGGCTACTGCGTCGAGGCCGGGATCCTGCAGAACCAGGGCTGGCCCGAGCTGATCGAGTGGTTCATGCGCTCGCTCACGCAGGAGCACTTCCGGGCCCTGTCCCGTCGCACGGTGAACGACATTGTCGCCGGCTCCACGCCGCTGACCATTCCCGTCGACGCACAGATCGCTGCCGGATCGTCGATCCTCAACAGCCTCGCGCTGATGGCAACGAACCTTCGTCTCGATCGTGGCCTCGGCCGTACCGCCACCATCGAAGGCGTCGCCCCATCCTGGCTGCACGAGGTCATCCGCGCCGACCTGGCGAACCAGGCCGGCACTGACTCGAAGGCCGTGACCGACGCTCAGATCACCAGCTGGCTGACGGCACGCAACATCGCGCTGCAGTTCGTCGGTGACTGGCAGACCCGCGGCACCGGCCAGCCCGGCAACCTGCAGACCGTCGTCTACCCCGGCACGGTCAACGTCCTGCTCTACCCGGCAGGCACCTGGTTCCGGTCCCTGGACAACGTGCTCGAGCTCGGCGTCATGTACCCCAAGGAACAGCTCCAGGTGAACCGCTACACGCGGTTCTTCACCGAGGACGCGATCGCAGTCGGCAAGCGCTGCAACCAGTCGCTGAACGTGACCATCCCGATCTGCCCCTCGGGCGCTATCGGGGCACGTCAGACGATTGCCTGCAACACCCCCGACCCGGTCACGCCCTAATCGGACTACCCCGCACGCCTCCCCTTCCCGGGGGCGTGCGGGGTTGTGACTCGGAACGGCGGCGGCACGTGAGGCCGTCCCGCCGCCGTTCCGAGAACCACCCGAACCACACCAGGAGCCAGCTGTGACCGCACCGACCACTCTTCTCCCCGTCGACTACGACGCGCCTCCGGTCAACCCGATCGGGGTCGGGCTGTTCTCGGCGGCCACCCTCATCGACGTCTCAGGACCGTCCCGGTTCCTGTCCGGCGGCGTCTCCATCCGCCCCCGCAACTGCGCCACCGGCTGGGGCACCTGGGCCGCCGACCCCTGCGCCAACCCACAGGAGGGCGCACTCAAGTCCGGTGATCGACCCGTCGCCGGCGAACCATTCGAACCACTCGTGGTGTGGGGCTACGACGAATGCGGACCCCGAGAGGACTTCGCCGAGTACGAAGCCCGCGCCCTGCAGAACGCACGCCTGCACGAACAGGGACTCGCCGAAGCCCACTTCGGAGCCCGGCTCGCCGCCGACGCCACCGGCACCGCCACCACCGACATCGTCTCTGCGGTCGCCGCACTCGAGATCGCACTCGGTGAGGCCGGGTTCTACGGCACCATCCACGCCTCCGCCCGATTCGCCGCCTACGCCGCACAAGCGAACCTGATCATCCGATCGTCCGGATCCCCGATCCTCAAGACCCCGCTCGGCCACACGTGGGCGTTCGGCGCCGGCTACGAAGACACCCTCGGAAACGAGATCGTCGCCACCGGCCCCGTCACCGTGTGGCGGGATCCGTACGTCACCCGCTCCACCCTCGACGAACGCCACAACGTCAAGGCCGCCATCGCCGAGCGTGGCCTGGTCATCGGATACGAATGCCTCGTCGCCGCGGTCGACGTCACCCCAACCCCCTAAAGGAACTGTCATGCCTACAGGAGTGGAAGTCATCGTCGAGGACGGCTTCGCCACCGTCACCCCCGAACCCGCACATCGGGGCCGGGTCCTGACCGCGTTGCTCGCCGCTGTCGACGAACCCTCACAGATCCGCACCGACACCGGCGGCCGCCGCCGCTCCTACGTGGTGCTCGAGCAGGACGCCCGCAAGGCCGGACTGCTGGACAAGCCGAAGACCACGAGGAAGTCCACGAAGAAGACGACGGCGCCACGGCAGGCCACCACCAAACCCGCCGACACCTCGGAGCAGGACACAAGCGACCCCGACGCGGACACCGAATCCGAAACCGCCGAGGTCGATCCGCCCGACACGCCCGCAACCCCGGCACAGCCGTAACCCCGGGCAGCAGCCGATGTTCGGGATCACCGCAGAACACCTCGCACAACCAGCCACGATCCTCGGCTTGCTGATCGTGCTGATCATCATCGGTGGCCTGGTCCCCAGGCCGCTCTACACCTCCGTCCTGAAAATCAAGGACGACATCATCAGTGACCAGCGGGTCACCATCCGCGAGCAAGCCAATCAGATCAACCAGCTCATCTCGGGCACGTCCGTCGGCGTACGTGTAGCCGAGTCCATTCACAACACCGTCCGCGATCAGGACACGGCCCAGGCAGGCGAAACGTGATGTGGGGTTGGGGAGAGAAGATGCGGCAAGCCAGGGCCGAACGAGCAGCCGCCGCACGAGAACTCGAAGAGACACGCCGACAGGGCAGGGAAGTGGTCGAGCCGCTCGTAGAACGAGCAGAAGCGGCGATGCAGCGGAACCACTTCGGTGAAGCCGTCGAACGCGCCATGGGAAAGAGGAGACACGCATGATCAGGGCCGCTCTCGCCGCAGCCGCCATTTTGGGAGCCATCGTGATTGTGGTGTTCCCGCCGGACGCCGAAGCGCGGATCCTGATCTCCGCCATGACGATCGTCGCGTACGCCTTCGCCATCGCCTACGGACTCCGTTCCCCGTGGCGCTCGACGCAGGCCGGCCGTTCGGTGATGGCGACGACCGTCGCGATCGCTCTGATCGGAACGCAGCTCGCGTCGGTGTGGTGGTTCGGGGACTACCCGGGCCGCTCCGAAGTCCGCTCGGTGGTGCTGCTGGCACTCGCATTGACGTTGCTGCATCGACTGCTGGTGCTGTGGCGCATCCAGCATGAGGACGGCTACCGCCAACCGCGAAGTGATCTGCACGTCCCCTAGTTACATTGTCGACCGACGGCCTCACCGTTCCTAACCGCACACCTTAAGGAGCCTCTCGTGGCTGTCTTTCCCGTGGTCAAGGGCACACGCCTGAGGGCCACCAAGGTCAACTCGTGTGGTCTCCCCGTCGCCGGTAACGCGAACTACGCGGTCACCGAAGGCTGGGTGTCCCTCGCCATCTCCCCGGTCATGCAGGAAGCGGAAGAACTCGAGCAGCGCAACGCCGAAGGCCGCGTCTGCGTCGCCGACCGCACCCCACCCGAACGCAAGTACTACAACCTCACTCTCACCCTGTGCCAGGTGAACACGTGCCTGATCACGCTGTTCAACGGTTGGGAGCAGGAACTCGACTGGGAAGGCAACGCCGTCGGCGTCCGCGACCAGCGCCGCGTCGAATCCGACTACGGTGTCGCCCTCGAAGTCTGGGCCGGCGGCAAGGCAGGCAACGACTGCCCCACCCCCGAGGACGACTCGATCTTCGCGTCCGCGTCGACCGGCAAGTCGTACGGCTACTTCCTCACGTTCGGCACCGAGTTCACGTTGGGGGATATCGAGATCGCCGCGTCGGTCGCGAACTTCACGCTGACCGGCATCACCTTCGCCGGACCGCAGTGGGGCCGCGGCCCGTGGAACGTCGTCCCGATCGACGCCGACAACACCGCTGGTCGTCTGCTGACCCCGGTCACGGACGATCAGCATCTGGTGATTCAGCGGACGCCGATCGCGCCGCCGGAGCCGACGCCGGGTGAGGAGTGCTGCCCGCTGAACATCGGCTCGGTGTTCACCGCTCCGAACTTCTACTTCGGTGGTCCGGCGAATGAGCCGGCTGCGGATGTTGCGCCTGCGCAGACTGCGTGCGTGCCCACCCCTTAGGTCCCTTGCTGCCGGGTGGGAGGTTCCTGCCCGGCAGCGGGGCCATCCCCTGATCTAGTCCTCCGGGGGGTGGGTCATGTGGGGCTGTGAAGAGGACATCGTGAGAGGGAGAGACCATGCCGTTCGATGAGCGTACCGACTGGAGGGATACTCCCTCAGCGCCGCCGCCTCCGGGTTCGACGCCGGTTCATGCGTCGGACATTCTGCGGTGGGAACGCGGTCTCGCCGTGGCCCATCAGCAGCTTGATGGGCGCCTCTCGGAAGAAGACCTGAATGCCACTTATGCCCCGGTCGACGAGGTGCCCCAGGCGTACCGGGACTACGTTGCAGAGAACGCCGGCGGTGGCGGCGCGGGGTCGATCCTCGAGGTGCAGGACGCGATCGGCGAATACGCCTGGCTGTACCCGACTGCCGTCTACACGGAGACGCCCAGCCCGCGCACCTACTTCGGGGCGATCTCCGCGACCGGCAAGGTGCTGGCGTGCATGTTCGACCACGGCACCGGACGTACCCGTCGTGTGGAGATTGGCACCAGCATCATCGACGACCACTGCGTCCCGGCCGCCTCGGTCGGGCAGGGTCCGCAGGTGTGGGCATGGACCGACCATTCGGCGAACAACCTCGTCAAGTACCGCGTCGGCGACGCCACCGGGGACCTCGACACCCTCGGCCCGGAACGCACCTACAACACCGGCGGTCTCGCGTCGTACACCCACGTGATCCGCAACCCCGCCAATCCGCTCGACGTGTGGCTGCTCTCGCGCACCTGGCCGAGCAGCCAGCCATACAACTGGATCATCATCAAGGGCAACATCGACCCGGTAGCGAAGTCGATCACCTGGGGTACCCGGCGCAAGCTGATCGAGTTCGCGCAGGGCGACCAGGGATACATCACGGTCGCGCCGACGATGCTCGGCAACGACTACGGCATCCGGTTCGCGGTGGTCGGCAACCCCACCAACGGCACTCTGCACACCGTCTACTACGGCACCATCAACCTCGTCACGGGCGCGGTCGCGTCGCCGGGGAAGACGCTCACACACAACGTGGTGGACGGCACCGCCCTGCCGCTCGCTCCCGGTGATCTGGACGTGGCGTTCACCCCGCAGGAGGGATACACGACCCGCCTGTCCGCGGTGCGGGACGGCGGCGATCCTGCAGTGTTCATCGCCACGTGGGAGAAGGGCGCGTCGAACCCGGTCGCGACGTACAAGCATCTGACGCGCCGCGAGGGCACCACCTCCGCTACTCCTGGCCTGGTGTTGGCGTCGACGAACGACTACGCGGACACCCCCACGAAGGCGGCGTTTGATCAGCAGTCGTTGAAGGTGCGACTGCACGGCAAGCCGGGCGTGTGGGCGACTACGAGTGGTGTGCTCGCCCGCAAGTTCAACGGCACCGGTAATCAGCGGTCGTGGCAGTTCGGCACCACCGGCGCCGGGGCGCTGCGGTTGCAGACCTTCGCCGACGGCGTGACAGCGGTGACGACCGACTCGTCGACCCCGATCGACCCGAACGCGGTCGGCGCCGGATTCGACTTCATCGGCAACAACGGCACCGGACGCTCTACGCGGTTCTGGCAGACCCTCGACGGTGAGACGTGGACGCAGGTCGGGAACACGATCACCGGTGCGTCCACCACGATCCTCGCCACTACCTCGGCGGTCGAGGTGGGTCGGTTCGCCGGTCGGGTCCGCAAGTTCGAGATGTTCGACAGCTACGACGGGTCCACCCTGGTCGCGGCGGTCGACTTCACCAGCTCGTCGCAGTGGACGCACGGGCAGACCACCGGCGCGACCGGCACCGACCCGCAAGGCAATGTGTGGACGCTGCGCGGTACCGCCCCAGTGATCGAGATCAACGCACCGGGCGGCTGGGTTGCGGAAGACCTCGGCACGGCGGGTGCCCCGTTCGGGTCGGGCACCTACTACGGCATGGGCGCCTACCCGATCCCGAACAAGGGCGACGTCCTGTATCTGTCCCGTGAGAACGCGGGGACATGGACGATCGAGAAGTGGTCGAAGGCATCCGGGGCGTGGCAGTCGCGGGTGCTCGCTTCGTCGACGACGGAGAAGCTGGCCCGCCCGATGGCAATCACGGGGCAGGGGCCGTTGGAGACGATCTACTCCGCGATCAAGACGTACGCCGGGTACACCAACTACACCGCCGACTATCACGGCGTGTAGGTCGCACGTTCAAGTGGTAGGGGCTGGTCACGGTGGTTACAGTCAGTTGGTGACTACCGAGACCAGCCTCAAGCCCCGGGTACCGATCATCGTCACGATCGCCCTCGCATGGGCCCTCGTCGTCGATATCCCCACCGGAATCGGACTGGGCCCGTTGAGCCTCTCGGGTGCCGCAACGCTAGGTGTCGCCGTTGCCCTCCTGCTGGTGACGCCGGCACTGTTCATCGCCCGAACGGCGACCACCCCTCCAGCGGGGGAGTCGCCGAGTCGAGAGCCGTACCTCGAGGGCAGGCTGAATCACCCCACTCTTCCGGTCGCAATGAAACTGTTCGTTGCATGGGTGGCCGTCACCCTCGCGCTGCAGCCCTCGCCCGAAGGGCTGCAGAACACCGCGGTCTACGTCATGTTCCTCGCGGCCGTTCCTGTCGTAGCAGCGAGCAGTTCGATCGGCACAGCAGACTGGATCCTCCGCGCGTTCCGTTTCGTCTCCATCGTGGTCGGGGCGGTCGCTGCAGCGCAGTCATTGGCGGGCGTCGAAATCTACGGCCCCCGATCCGTGGCACTACTGCTGGTCGTCCTCGTTGCCGTCGCATTGGTGATGCCCAAACACACCCGGCTCGACAAGCTCCTACCGTTTCTCCTGATCGCGGCGTGCGCGCTCACACTGTCCCGCACAGCGTTCTTTGTCTCCGCGATCCTCATCCCGCTATCGATGCTGTTGTCGTCCGGCCGCGGCAAAGTCTTCAAGGTTCTCGCGACGGCGGTGCCGGCCTACTTCGTCATGTACTGGCTCATCACTACCTGGGCGCCTCTACGCGATCGCTTCCTCGAAGGCGATGCCGCATACAACCTCGGCGGCGTGGCCCTGAACACCTCCGGCCGCAGCGTCCTATGGGAGATGACGATCGATTCGTGGCGCGGCGCGTTCTGGACCGGCCACGGCCCGGGTTCTGCCAGCGCGATGATCACGCCCCAGTTCCGCAACATCAGCCATCCCCACAACGAATACCTGCGAATCCTCCACGACTTCGGCATGGTCGGACTTCTACTGTTCGCCGTCGGAATGATCACGTTGATCTGGTGGACGTGGCGACGGGCGATCCAGTTGGGCCACCCGATCCACAAGGCTGCAACACTCGCACTCATCGGTATCGCTGCAGTGAGCGTGACGGACAACGTGCTCGTGTACCCATTCGTGATGCTCCCGGTAGCTGTCCTGGTCGGCGCGTCGATGGCGTTCCCGCTCACATCGACACATGTCCCGGCTGGCACGAAGAAGGCCGCGGTGTCGGCGTGAGTGAACACGAGGAAGACCCAATCAAGCGGTGGCTCATGAAGCACGAGGAGCAGCTCCGCGAGGACTTCCGAGAGTTCCTGATACTCCTTCCGATCACGCTCCTGATAATCGCTGTGATGCTCCTCTACTGGGGTCGGTTCTGACCCGCCCGTAACGCATCCTTACGGGTGGGAACGCTGTGTAGGGGCCGACAGTCAGCGACCGGTAGATTTGCTAGGTGATCAACGAGCCACCGTCGCTGCCCGAAACGCTTCTCAAAGCTGGGGTGTCGCTCATCCCAACCGTCGGCGGGGCGCTCGCAGTAATCATCCAGGACATGTCCGATCGCCGCGCCTACAAGGCGCAGGAAACCTTGGCATGGGTAGCCGATACGGTCGGCGAGGCAAAGCTCAGGCAGCTGGCTGAGAGCGATTCCGAGTTCGATGCGTTGCTCGCGGACATGATGTTCGCGGCAGTCCGCACTGGCCTCGACAACAAGAGGCGTGTCCTCGCCAAGGTCGTCGCCAACGCAGCAACCAGCGACGAACCGATCGATCCCGCTCAACTCGTAGTTGCGGCGCTCACTGAACTCGACGGCCCCCACATTCGCGCACTGACTCGAATCCGCGATGCAGAAAAAGCCGCGAATGACACAGATAGCGTGGCGGAGAAACGGGTCTTCAACGACCCGGCTAACGAAGCAGCCTATAAGGCCGGGAAGAAAGAACCCGTACCTGTTCTGTCAACACTCGTCAGAACCGGTGTCGTATACCCCGCAACACTCGCTGATGGGGGACTCGCTGTCTTGGCAACAACTCCGTTCGGGCGGGAGCTGCTGAGCTACCTCGAAGACGAGTCGAAGCCGCTTCCCTAATACTCTCGAGTCAGAGGGCCTGTAGCTTTCACGGGTGGAGATTGACAATCAAGAGATAGCCGATCGAATTGCGAACTACCTGAAGACGAACCGTGAGCATGCCGGCCTCAGCAAGAAGACGGTCGCCGATCGGTCCGAGATGTCCGAGGGTCGGTGGCGTCAACTCGAGAAGGGCATCGAGCGGAAGAGCGGCGTGGATCATCCCGCCAGCACGTCGGCGAAGACGCTGATCAAAATGGCGCGCGCACTGGGCGCTGATCCCGCAGAATTGCTGGGTATAGCGGGATTCGATCCGGAGGTAGTCGACCTCAGCGACGACATTGAACGCACCGTCGTAAAGCCGCCTACCGAGGGAATGGTCGATATCTCGGATCTCTCAGAACAGGATCAACGGGTAGTACGAGCCTTCATTGCCGGAATGAAAGCAGCGCGGCGAAACGACGAATCATGACCAATGACGAGGACGGCGCGTAACCGCACCGGTTCACGTCAGGGCGGGGTTGCCGGTCCGGCGGTCGCGGAGGTTTTCGCTTAACGACCGACGTATAACGATGCGATGTTCCCGCCGAGTCCGATGAGAACACCAAGCACGATAAACAGCGGTCCTCGAATCGCCTGCCACCAAGTCTCAGCTTGATGAACCTCGAACAAACCGGGACGCTCCGGGTCCTCCCGGACGTAGGTAGTGACCGTGACCACGAGCCCAATGACCTCGCATAGTGCAGCAAGGAGAAACGCGATCAGAAGTACGCATGTTGCCGACATCGGAAATCCGTTCTGCGAGGAGCTTTAATCTCAGCCGTGAGAGCGCCCCCAACCTCACCGAGGTTGGGGGCGCTCTTCGTGTCGGCTATTGGCCGGCGCACTCCTGTGTCCACCCGGTGGTGCCGTCGGTGAACTGCGTCGTCCCCGGCTGGTACATCGGCGGTCCCATGCAGTAGTCGATGGTCTTCCCGACGAGCGGCTGCGGATCACCGTTCGGAGCTCCGGTGAAGCCGACCGGGGGAGAGGACGCGGGCTGAGTCTGCGGCGCTGCGGGCTGCGTCTGCTCCAGCGTCGTGGTCGGTTCGGCGGACGGGGCCTGCTCACTAGCCGACGTTCCCGAGCTCTCGCCGACCGTCGTGAAGTCGCCCCGCCAGATGATCGACCCAACGGACAGTGTCGCGTCGGTCATGTCCTCCATGGACACCTCGAACCCGTGCCTCACGACACGGCTGGCGCCAGGCGGAATATTCCCGCTCACACTCTGCGGAAGATTGTCCTCACCGCTGAAGATCTGTTCCGCGGGCACTCCACGCTCCCCAGTAGAGAGGCTCGGAGTGGGCCAGTTGTAGTCCTGGAAGATTTCGTCCGATTCGTTGCGGAGATCGAACGTGATCACGACCCCCGGCCCGTAACGGGTATCGATGGGTGAGACGTCGGTGATGCGCGTCGCGATCCCGTACGTTTCGCTCACGACCTCATCGGTGGGTTCGTAGACGCCTTCACCGACGTTGCGTTTCGGTGTGGTCTCCGTCGGCGTGGTTGCCGATACGGACGTCGATGTCGATGCCGGCGGTGTGGTGTCTGCTGAATTGTTGTCTCCCGAGCACCCAGCGAGAAGGAGGGCGGCAGGCAGGAGCGCGAATGCTGCGCGAAGTCTCATGCCCGGATCATCCTTTCAGCCGCATCCTCCGTTACGTCACATTCCAGCTACCGGACAGCAGCGGCTGAGGCGATCGCCGCGGCGAAACGCTTCGCGTCACCCTCCTGCCGATCCGAACCCTCCACCACAATCACCTGACCGTCCGCCAACTCCACCGTCAGATACACGCTCGTCGACTTCTTACGGACCATCGCACCGATCGCCGTACCGATCACAGGAACAATCGCCGACCCCACGATCACACGCGTCGCGGTGGTGCGGCGCTGAGTACCACCCATCTCCACCAGTGCCGTCGCACCGGCCACCGGATACTCGGCACCGTTGAACCGCAACACCTCACCGTCGAGGACGAGGCCCTCGAATGCCGGGGCCTCGGCGATGCGTTTCTTCTCGGCCTTCTTCGCCTGGCGTTCGGCTTCGACCTTGGCGCCCTCGGCTGCCTGCTCCTTGATCCAGTCCTTGAATCCCATGGGCCGCATCATTCCTTATCGCGCGCGTTCTGTACGTTCACGACCCTCGGTCGTGGCGGGGGATTGGCTGCACTCCAGGTCTCTACCGTGACGAGCATGTCCTGCACCTGGCCGATCGACCGGTCCTGCCTCCCCGAGGCAGCGACCCCGGAAGATCGTGTGAAGCAACGCCACGCCGAAGACTTGGCCGTGTCGGTGCTGTGGGCACTGTCGGGCCGGCAGTTCGGGCAGTGCCCGGTGATCGCCCGTCCGTGCCCCACCTCGTGCACCAGCTCCACCGTCTCCTACAGTCCCGGCTGGCTCCCAGTGTTCATGGATGGGCAGTGGCGCAACCTCACGTGCGGCTGCCCCGGGTCCTGCTCGGCGTCGGGGCCGACGGTGGTGCACCTTCCCGGCCCGGTCGGTGAAGTCCTCACCGTCACCATCGCCGGGGTCACCTTGGACGAGTCGGCCTACCAGCTCGAGGGGGACCGGCTGTATCGCACGGACGGATACCCCTGGCCGGACCAGGATCTGGGGAGCCCGTCCGGCAGTGCCGGCACATGGTCGGTCACGTACACGCGTGGTGTCCCCGTCCCCGAGGGGGTCGGGGTTCTGGTCGGGATCCTCACGAAGGAGTTCCTCGATGCGTGTGGTGGTGGGAAGTGCCGGTTGCCGCGTCGTGTGCAGTCGGTGTCCCGGCAGGGTGTGAGCTACCAGATGGTGGATCCGACCGACATCTACCGATCGGGTAAGACGGGGATCGCCGAGATCGACATCTGGCTCGCGGCGGTCAACCCGACCGCGCTGCAGCAAAGGCCGATCGTGCGATGAGCGACGTCGACTGCATCCTCAACGAACTGATCTCCGCACTGCGGGAAGCGTTCACCCCTGACTCGCCGCAGCCTCCGCTTGGTGGTGGCACCACCGACGTCCGCTTGTTCGCTGGTGACGCGATCCCGCTGGCGGCGTGGAACGCGCACACCGATGGGGGACACGGGTGCGATAAGCCGTTCGTGTGGGTGCGGCTGGTGCGCCGGTATCGGACGCAGCAGTTCCCTGCTCCGTATGTGGGGCCGGCGCCGTGTGGGATGCCGTCGGCGATTGCCATCGAGGTCGGGGTCGGGCGGTGCGCGGTCGTTGATTTAGAACCGTCCTGGGAGGACTACGCCAACGAGGCGGAGATCAGCATCGACGACTCGTGGCGGATCGACCTGGCGTTGTGTCGGGCGATGAACAAGATCGAGCGCGCTGAGTGCGGGCTGTCCACAGCGATCGACGCTGTGGTTCCTTACGGCCCCGAGGGCGGCGTCATTGCCTGGATCGGGACCGCCTATGTCCAGCTGACTGGAGGATTCTGAAAATGTCGCAGCGCATCACTGTCGAGGGCACGATCACCCCGTCGACGTTCCTGGCGGCTGGTGCTCGCCGCGCGGTCACCCGCACGGCATTCGTGGAGAAGCTGATCTCCAAGGGCTTCATCCGCGTCGTCGACGAACCCACCACCGCGGCCGAGGCTCAGCCCGTCGCCGAGGAGGAGACCGCTACCGCGGTGCCGGCGCGCAACGCCAAGCGTGAGGTGTGGGCGCGATTCCTCGAGCAGCTGGGCGGGATCGAGTTCTCCGACGAGGACGGCCGGGACGACCTGATCGATCTGTACGAAGAGAGCGAGCACTACGTTCCGGACGATCGTGGCTGACGCCCGCTACATATTCCGCCTCGACCAAGGTCGACTGGGCCAGCAGGTCCAGCCGATCATGGCGCGCAAGGCCGCGTCCCTCACCCGACGGATCTCCGCCCAAGCCAGAGTGAACGTCCCCGTCCGCACCGGGTTCCTGGGCCGCTCCATCCAAGAGGACCCACTCGTGTTCTCCGGTCCGTTCCGCCTGTCGACCGGGGTGACCGCGACCGCCGACTATGCGGCGGCGGTGCATGACGGGACCCGCCCCCATGTGATCCGGGCCCGCAACGGGCAGTACCTGAAGTTCCCCGGCCGCAACGGGCCTGTGTTCGCCCGGTCGGTCAACCATCCAGGCACGCGACCCCGGCCGTTCCTGCGCAACGCCGCCGAGCAAGTGCTGCGCGCAGACGGTCTCGCCTGACCCGGGTGCTGCACCGTGCGTCTCTAGCCTGCCGGTGTTACTTGCTCGCACCACAAAAGGGACGGCCTCATGACTACTTTTGCTGACGACCCCGCCAAGATCGCACGCGACGAAGCGGACCTCGCCGAACGCAAGCGGCGCCTCGGACTGGAGAAGACCGACGAGCCCACCGTGATCGACATCGACGAGACCGGCGAGATCAAGGACAGCGACGAGCTCGCGGTCCCGGAGAAGGAGCCGTGGCCGCACGAGATCCTCGCCGACTTCTACGGTGAGGACTGGGAAGTCCGCAAGCCGACCGAGCAGGCCCTCGCCGGGTTCGCTCTCGCCGCCGGCAAGTACGTGCCGCAGAAGCTGCAGAACGACCTCGTCGGATTGTTCATCCGCAACCACATGTCCGAGGCTTCTCACGAGCACATGTATGAGCGGCTGATGAACCCGGATGATCCGGACTTCACCCCGCAGACGCTCGGCGAGATGATGCGTGAGATCGCTCTGCTGGGCCGCGATGAGCTCAAGGCTGAGGATCGGAAGTCGGTGGAGTCGTGAGCTCCGAGGAGGACCTCGCTCGGATGGTCTCCGCGATCGTCCCGGGCGAGGCTGCGGACCAAGCCGAAGCGCTCGCTCACGGAGTCAAGCTGGGAACCATGTGGGCTGGTGTCTACCGTGGTCTGACCCAGAATGGAGTGCCGGCGGGGATGGCGGTGGAGGTTGTGAAGACCGTGGTTTCGACGGTGCTGCAACCTCGGAAGTGACTGCACCACTGCTCTCTAGCCTGACGGCGTGACCTCACCCAGCGGCTCCATCGGTATCGGCATCACCCTCGATGCCGGTGATCTCCCCACCGAGATCACACAGGCTGTGCAGTCGGCCATGACCGATGTGCTCCGCTCGGTCCGCACGAGCATGGGCCAGGTCGAAGGCGCCATCGGCGGCATCGACACCTCCGGTTTCAACCAGGTCGCCGAGGCCGCACGCCGCGCTGCACAACAGACCGCGGACTCTGCCCAGCAATCCACACAGCAGGTCGAACGCAACGCGCGGGAATCGGCTCGCTCGGTCAACACCGCGTTCTCCCGCATCGACACCGACGCATTCAATGCGATTGTCTCCGGCGCCGACGACGCGATGGACCACCTTCGCAGTCTCGACCGGTGGCAACTGCAGGCGTTGACGCAGGAGATCAACCGCGCCGGCCAGTTGATCGGGCAGGACGTCCAGGCGGGGGCGTCGCACGCCGAACGCGCGTTGCGGCGCCTCGACGCCGAACGCCTCGAAGGGTTGCTCGACTCGATCCGTGATGTCGGTCGCGCCACCGACGAGGTCGAGGAGGACGTCGCGGATCTCGGTGGTGGTCTCGGCAATCTCGGGGACCAGCTGGGGGAGGGCGCGAAGAAACTCGCTGGGTTCGCCGCGGCCGCCGCCGGGGTCGGCGGGGCGATGGAGTTGGCGATGGGCGCCATCGAGAACGAGCAGATCACCAACAAGCTCGCCGCGCAGATGGGCGCGACCGGGGATCTGGCTGCCGAGTACGGGCAGAAGGCCGGGGACCTCTACCGCAACGGGTTCGGTGAATCCATGCAGGACGCCGCCGATGCGGTGGGGATGGTCGCGAACAGTTTCCGCACGGCCGGGTTCGAGGGCGAGAAGTCGATGGAGGACATCGCCGCGACCGCGATGAACTTCGCCACGATCTTCGATCAGGACATCGGCAACTCGATCCAGACCGCATCGCAGCTGGTGACCAACGGACTGGCGAAGGACAGCACGGAAGCGTTCGACCTTCTGACGGCGTCGTTCCAGCGGGTGCCGGCGGCGATGCGGGAAGAGCTCCCGGAGATCCTGCAGGAGTACGCCACCAACTTCCGCGCGTTGGGGTTCGACGGTGAGGAAGCGTTCTCGCTGCTCGTCTCGGCTGCGGATCAAGGCAAGTTCGCGCTCGACAAGACCGGTGATGCGCTGAAGGAGTTCACCATCCGCGGCGCGGACATGTCGACGGCATCGTCGGATGCGTACAAGGCGATCGGTCTCGACGCGGTCGAGATGTCGAACGCGGTCGCGGCCGGCGGCGAAAGTGCACGCGAGGCCCTGCAGAAAACGGCGGCCGGGTTGCTTGAGATCGAGGACCCCGCCGAGCGTGCGAACCAGGCGATCGCCTTGTTCGGAACTCCGCTCGAGGACTTGTCGGTCGATCAGATCCCTGCCTTCTTGGAGGGCATCACCGGCGCCGAGAATCACATGGCCGGGTTCGCGGGGTCCGCTGAGGAAGCGGGCAACACCCTGAACTCAGGGCTCGGTGTCGCGTTGGAGACGTTGAAGCGCAGGGTGGTCGGTGGGCTCACCGACGCCATGGGGTTGGCGGCGCAAGGTGTGCTGACCGCGGCGTCCGGGATCGGCACCGCCCTGTCCCCGGTGATCGATACCGTGAAGTTGTTCTTCGGAACGATCACCGGCAGCGGCGCTGATGTGGAGTTGCCGTGGATGAACACCGTCATCGACCTCGGTGCCCGGGCCCGGGCGGTGATCGACGAGGTCGTCGGTGGTGTGACCGCGATGGTCGCCGCGTTCAAGGACGGCGGCAACGACGTCACCTCCTCCGGGTTCGCTGGGTTCCTCGAGCAGCTCGGGCTGTGGGCTCGCATGGCGTGGGACGTGCTCACCGGATTCGGGAACTGGGTCAACGCGAACCTGGTGCCGGTGCTCGTTAACGTAGGACAGGCGGTACTGCCGGTTCTCTCGGGCGCGTTCGGTGCGCTGATCGACGTCATCGGCACGGTCGTGTCGGTGGGTATGGGCATCGTCAATTTCTTCATCGAGCACCAGGACGTTGCGATGGCGCTGGGCGGGGTGATCCTCGCCTACCTGTTGCCGTCGCTGGTGACGATGTCGGCGCAGCTGGTGGTCCAAGCCGGGCAGTGGGTGATCGCCACCGCGCAGATGGTCGCCTACAACGCAGCCGGTACGGCACTGTCGGCGGCGACGAAGATCTGGGCCGGTGTGCAGTGGGCGCTCAATGCGGCGCTGAACGCGAACCCGATCGGGTTGATTATCGCCGCGGTGGTGGCGTTGGTCGCTGCGGTGGTGCTCGCTTACAAGAACAGTGAGACGTTCCGGAACATCGTGCAGGCCGCGTGGGAAGGAATCCAGACGGCGGTCAGTGCGGCGTGGGAAGTGCTCAAGGCGATCTTCATGGCGATCTGGGACTTCGTCGGAAACATCCTCGTCGGCACCTTCAACACCCTGGTGTCCGTGGTGTCGACGGTGTTCAACACCATCGGCGCGATCGTCTCCGCAGTGTGGACGAACGTGATCTCGCCGATCTTCAACTTCTGGCACACCATGATCACCGGGGTTCTCGTCCCGGTCCTGATGTTCCTGTGGAACGGCGTGATCACGCCGGTGTTCAACGGCATCGCCGGTGTGATCCGCACCGTGTGGGACACCGTGATCAACGTCGTGTTCACCGCCTTCCGCGCCGGGATGGACGCGATCGGCGCCGCCGCGAACTGGCTGTGGACCAACGTCATCACCCCGGTGTGGAACGGCATCGCCGGAACCATCTCGTTCGTGTGGAACTCGCTGATCATGCCGGTATTCGACGGCATCAAGGCAGGCATGTCGGCGGTCGGCGACGCAGCGTCGTGGCTGTGGCACAACGTCATCACCCCGGTGTGGAACGGCATCGGGGATTCAATCCGGTGGGTGATCGACAGTGTCATCAAGCCGGCGTGGGATGGGATGAAGTCTGCGCTGCAGGCGGTCGGGGATTTCTTCGGCACCATCGTGTCGGGTATCGGGAATGTGTGGAACGGGCTGCGGAACATGCTCGCCAAGCCCATCAACTTCCTGATCGGCACGGTGTACGACCAGGGCATCCGCAAGGCGTGGAACAAGATCGGGGAGTTCATCCCCGGACTGGTCACCGCACCCGAGATCCCGCTGATCCCGGAGTACCGCACCGGTGGCGCGCTCCGCGGCCCCGGCACCGGAACTTCCGACGACATCCTCATGTGGGGTTCGAACGGTGAGCACATGGTCACCGCTATGGAGGTCATCAAGGCCGGCGGTCATTCGATTCTGTACGCCATCCGCGACATGATCGCCCGCGGTATCCCATTCACGTGGGACAACGGCCGCATCATTTCGCAGGTCGGCGAGGGCAACCTGTCCCGGTACGGATCCGCGGTCCAGCGCAAGGGCATCGGCAACGTTCCGCCGGAGGGACTGTTCGACTCGATCCTGCCGAAGTTCAAGGACGGCGGCGCGATTGTGCTGGAGCCGTGGATGCTGCAGCTCGCCGAGGGCCACAAGTTCGCGAAGGCGCAGCACGGCAAGCCGTACCAGTGGGCCGGACCTACCGGTCCCGGCTCGTCGTTCGACTGCTCCGGATTCATGGGTTCGATCGCCGCGGCCATCCTCGGTGGCAATCCGTGGCAACGCTACTGGGCCACCTCGAGCTTCGCCGGCTACCCCGCGGTGGGACCGCAGGGCTTCACCCGCGGCAGCGATGCCGGATTCACAGTCGGCATCACCGATGACCCGGGCGGCCCGGGCGGCGGTCACACAGCGGGTGTGTTGGGTGCGGTGCCGGGCATGTTCGGGGTCGCCCGTGTCGAGTCCGGCGGTGCGCTCGGGGACGTGCACTACGGGATGGGCACCGACCCGACATCGTTCGCGTCGATCTACCACCTGCCCATCGGGGCCAATGGATTCTTCCAGCCCGGTGAGGGGATGTCGGTCGGGCCGACCCCGGAGGAGCAGCGCGGCTTCCTCGCCGAACGGGTCCACGATGTTCTGTCCGCGGTGACCGATCCGATCAAGGGTCTGATCGCGTCGACGATCGGAGCTCCGCCGCCGCACTGGAAGTCGATCCCCCCGAACTTCATGGACGCCGGTGTGGACGCGGTCGCCGACGGCGCCGACACGATCATCGGGAATTTGGGTGACATGCTGTCGTCGGCGTGGACGGCGGCGCGCAGCATCGGCGGCAACATCCTCGACGCATTGAATCCGTTCGACTCCGGTGGTCTCGCCCGCGGTAAGGGGTTCCTGCCGAAGAATGTGATCGCTCCGGAACGGGTGCTCTCGCCGGAGCAGACGAAGCTGTTCGAGATTCTCGTCCAGTCGTTGCAGGCCTTGTCGAAGGGTGACTACGACGGCGGGCTCGCCAGAGTGGGTGTCGACGAGGATTCGCCGATTGTTGATGCTGCGCTGAGCATGCGGGAGATGGCGACCTCCGTCGACGCCCTGGTGAACAAGGGTGATTACGACGGTGTCATGGCACGGGTGGGGATCGAGGAGGACCATCCGCTCGTCGATGCGGTGCTGTCGGTGCGGGAGACCGCCCAGTCCCTCGGTGCTCTGGTCGGGGCCGGCGACTACGACGGGGTGCTGTCCCGGTTCGGGATCGACGAGGATCACCCGTTCATCGGTGCGGTGCTCGATGTTCGGGACGCTGTGGTGGCGTTGGACGAGAACACCGTCAAGGTCGCCACGAGCGTGCTCGATTCGCTCGGTGGTGGTCTCGGCCAGCTGGGTCGGGATCTGCTCGAGGCTGTGGTCCCGGCGGTCGGGGAGAAGACCGAGGACGATACCGATCCGACGTTGATGGCGTTCATGGAGGACATCCGGGCGCAGTTCGACGAGCAGGGTGAACTTTTGTCGGACACCCAGTCGGCGGCGCAACGCTCCGAGTCGTCCACGGCGAAGGTGGTGGCGGAGCAGTACAAGGCGTTGGAGCGGCAGCTCGTCGACGTCGCTGACCGGCTCACCGGTGGTGTGCTCGGCCCGGTCGTGCAGACGGCGATGCAGTCCGCGTTGGGGATCGTGACCAAGGGTTTGGAGGCGTCCACCACGGATGTGACCGCCGCAGTCAACGAAACCACCGAGGCGGTGAAGAACTCCGATACGAAGACCGATCCGGCGCCGCCGTTCGGGGCTCCGGGCTCTGCGTTCGACCTCGCAAAGGAACTGTCCGACATGGTGGTGTCGGTGGCGAACACCGCCTCCCAGTCGCTGATGCAGCTCGGGATGGACATCGCGAAGGCCGCGTTGGCTCAGCAGAAATCGACGGTGGACAACCCGCGTGGTGTGCTCGGCGACGAGAACAACTCCGGCGGCACCCTGGTCGACACCATCGTCCGGCTCACCGGCGTGGAGATCCAGATCAGGGACACCATCGAGGCGGTGGCGGCGGATGTGAAGGCGTTCCGCGGTGACCAGTTCCAGACGTTCGACGAGACCGGGCAGCTGCTGTCCGATACCGCGTCGCTGTTGGAGCGGTCGGCGTCGTCGACGGATCTGGTGTTGGCGGAGCAGAACCGCATCAACCGGGAGTTGATGAAGTCGGTGATGCGGTACCTGATGGTCAACGTGCTGCTGCCGGTGCTGTCCGCACTGTTGACGGCGCTGATCACCATCGCGGTCACGTTGGTTGCGGCGGCGATCGGGGCGATGATCGCCGGTCCGATCGGGCTGGCGATCGGTGCGGCTCTCGGCGCGGTGGTCGGGTTGGCGTTGTCGGCGGTCGCCGCAGGGATCATCGGGTCGGTCGGGCTCGGCGCCGCCGCAGCCATCGACAGCTTCGACGAGGGTGGTCTCGCGCACGGGATCGGCATCATGCCGAAGAACACCATCGCACCGGAGCGTGTGTTGTCACCGCGGCAGACAGCGTCGTTCGACCGGCTCGTCGAGATCCTCGACGGCGCGGGCCTGTCCCGTGCGGGCGGGGGCAAGACCGTGCAGGTCGGCAGCATCAACGTCCACGGAACGCAGGCGGCGGAGAAGACGAACGATCGTCTGCTGGCGCTGCTCAACAGCTAGAAGGAGGCTCGCGTGTTTCGTGGCTGGCTGGAACTCAACGGGCAGGAGCTGTCCAACTCGTCCCGACTGGTGTCGCATCTGCGGCGGTCGGCGCCGGCGAGTGACGACCAGTTCGTTCCGCCGATGCCGTGCGCGTGCGATGTGTCGGTGCCCTACGACGACACGTGGCCCGGTTTGGTGGATGTGCTGAACAACGGGCCGTACACGTTGGATCGGGCACCGTGGTTCGACGCGTCGCGGCCGGAGTCGCGGGAGTTCGCCGGGGTGTGGGTCATGGACGTCCAGGGCCTGGACTCGGTGCCGGTGCAACGCGACATCTCGGAGGCGGTGTGCGCCGGGGGTGTGGCGTCGTGGGCGCGGGACACCTCGAGGCAGCTCACGTTCTCGGCGCTGGTGGTGGCCTGCTCGAATGCGGGGGCGCGATACGGGCTGAACTGGCTCAGCTGTGTGCTGCGGCAGTCGAACATCCGGGGCGGGGTGGACCTGAAGTTCTACCGGTCACACCCCGGGGGCAGTGATGTGCCGCCGGCGACGCAGCTGCGCACCGCGTATGGGACGGTGCTGACGAAGTCGCCGACGGTGGTGGAGGTGTCCGGGAAGGGTGGCAGTGTCCGGCATCGGCAGGCGTCGATCTTCCGGGTCGAGTGGGAAATGGTGGTGACCAACCCGTATCTGTACGGGGAGTCCGCGACCGCGGCGGTGGGGTGGGATTCGATCGTGACGGAGTCGATCGAGTGGGCGCACGCCCCGGACTGCTCGGATACGGCGAGTTGTGAGCTGCCGACGATCTACAACGCCGAGTGTGCGCCGCCGGTGATCGAGTTGGAGGCGGCGCAGATCCCGGTGTGTGGTGGCTGTCTGCCGTTGTGTGCGATCGAGCGTCGCACCTGGCAGCTGTCCGGTGTGCTGCCGTCCGTGTGTGAAGAGACCACGGTGTCGATGCGGGTGAAGAACGACGGTGTCGATCCGTTGACGGTGAACTTCTTCTGGCGGCCGTGCGGGTCGACGGACTCGTGCGAGACGACCGCGCCGATGTCGGTGTCGGGTCTGCCTGGGGGGATGACGGTGGTCGCGGATTCGATCACGGGCCGGCCGTATATCGACAACAACGGCACTCGGCAGCGGCAGGTCGGGATTATCACGACGCCGACGGGTGCACCCTGGCGGCCAATACTGCTGGACACGATGTTGTGTTGGGAGTTGGTCGCCGAGTCCGCGCCGGGTGCGCAGTACACGGTGATCCTCGAGTTGAGGGAGCGGGACTCGTGAACGTGGAGATGGGGATCGTGGTGGCCGAGGCGGAGGTCGAGGTCGTCAACGATCCGGATGCGTGGGCTGCGGCGATGGCCGACCAGAACACCGATAGCGAGGGGGCTGCGTAATGCCTGTCGGAGTGAGCGCTGCGAACGTCGCGAACCAGGTGCTGAACTGGCTGCGTGGGGTTGCGCCGCCGACGGTCGGTGGCCTGTACGTGAAGCTGCACACCAGCGATCCGGGTGCTGCTGGTACCGCGAACGGGTCGGTGGTGACCACCCGCCGGCAGGCCACGATGAACGCCGCGTCCGGTGGGTCGATGACGTTGCTGTCGATGTCCGGGTCGTGGGCGATGACCGCGTCCGAGACGATCACCCACATCTCCGTGCACGACGCCGCTTCGGGCGGGAACTTCCTGTTCTCGGCTGCTTTGAATACGCCGCGTTCGGTGGTCAACGGCGACACCATCACCATGACCACCCTCGTCGTCGGCAACACCCCGATCGCAGCCTGAACTTGTCGAACCGCACCGGAGGGAGGTGATGACCCGTGTCCTCGATGGGCATGACTAAATCGACGTCGCAGAACCTTCCGTCGGGCGGGGCATGGGTCAAGCTCACCGGGTTCACGGTGCGGGCCGGTTACCCGGGAACCATCCTCACCAACGACACACTGGTCATGGATGGGTCGGGGGTCGGTGATCTGCGTTGGCAGGGTTCCGCTGCGGCGATCGATGCGTCGTATCAGTCTGTTCGGGTGGTGAAAAACGGCACCACGGTGGTTGCCGGCCCGACCGGAGTGAACGTCATCGGCACCGCCACCGGCATCACTGTTGAGGCTGGGGACACACTCGAATTGCAGGCGGCCAACACGTACTTCACGGCACGTCCGTCGTCGGGTGCGTTCCTGGAGTTCAATCAGACGACGCAGGATCATCCGGCGGGGGCGGGCCCGAACATCGGCTGGTTCACGTCGTCGACGGTCAACCTCGAGCGAGCCGCGCAGCCCGAGTCGACGGTGGTCGGCTGGAACGTTGAGGCCGGGATCGGTAAGCAAGCCGAGGCCGCCGCCTCCCGGAGCATCGGGTGGTCGACGCAGGCGGAGTTGTACGTCGGGCAGAAGTACGACGCCGCCGCGAATCCCACGATCGGCTGGGCAGTCTCGGCCGATATCGAGGTGCTGCGGAAGGCACAGCCACCGGAGGTGTTGTGGGAGGACACCGCGGTGTCCCTGCACACTGCGGATGGGCGGGTGCTCGGGACACTGTTGTGCGATGCGATGGAAGGGCTCGTGTGGGGTCGGGAGCGCCGTGAGGTGTCCGGCTGCGAGATCGTGGCGTTGACGCAGGCTGATCCGGAGTTGATCGAGGACCTCCGTCCGTGGGTGCATTGGGTGACGGTATGGCACGGGCAGGCGCCGGTGTGGTCCGGACCTATCCAGTCGGCGACGATCGGCAGGACCCGAACGCGGATTGTGGCGAAGGATCCGGCGACGTTCATGTGGCGGACCCGGGTGCCGATCACCTATCAGTGGGCGGACACCGATCCGACGCGGATCGCGGAGACGGTGATCGGCTACATGAACGAGCTGCACGGCCTGACGGCTCCGCCGATCGTGTTGCCGGCAGTGACAGAGGCGTTCACGTATGCGGCCACCTCGGATTCGCGGATGCTGCATCAGATGTTCGACGACCTGATCAAGCTGGGGTTGGAGTGGACGGTGGTGGCGGGCCGGTTCATTCTCGGCAAGTTCCCGCCGGCGCCGGTGGCGTCGCTCGCCGAATGCGATTTTCTGGTGGAGATCGAGCGGCTGCGGGACGGGACGGCGACGTTCAACGACGTGCGGGTGCAGGGGCAGAACTGGGCGCAGACCGCGGTCGCTCCGTTGGCCGGGCTGCGTCTGCAAACCCTGGTGTCGCTCGATGATGTGTTCGGGGTGTCGAACATTCAGAAGGCGGCGCGCCTGTACGCGGAGGAGACCTCTGCGATTCGGGATGTGTTGGTGTTGCCGTCGTCGGCGTCGCTTCATCCCGAGGCCGATATCTCTCTCGATGACTTGATTCCGGGGAAGAACCTGTTGGTGCAGGCGCAGGGGGTGGCTTCGGTGATGGTGGTGGATCAGGTGTCGGTGTCGGTGTCGCCGTCGAGTTTCGATACGCAGGTGACGCTGGTGGCGGTTCAGGACCGCGGCGAGGTCGCTGAGTTGGTGGAAGGTTAGCGGTGTCGGGTACTGCGAAGGTGAAGCCGCCGAAGGATGATGCGGAGTGGGCGCGCAACACGCAGCGTCGGATCGAGCAGGTGGAGAATCCGTCGTCGACGCGGATCGGTGCGTGGGTGCTGTCCACTGATCCTGAGTCGGGGAACCTGATCGCCTCGAATGTCAATGGTGGGGCGGTGGTGCTCGCCAACCAGCCGGAGGTCGAGGGTGACGCGGACACGGTTGCGTCGGAGGGGTCTGCGCTGAAGGTGGAGCGGCGCACAACGCAGTCCGGTTCCGGATATGTGCGGGTCGCCTGGGACACGATTGCCTTCGCCACGGATGACTGGTCCGTGTCGGAAGGGTCGACAGAGGTGGCGGTCCCCTCGGACGGGCTGTGGCTGATCACCTATCACCTGCAGGGCACCTCGGATTCCGGGTCTACTCACAAGGCGCGGGTGAACATCGATGGGACGCCGGTGATGGCGACGCGACAGGCCCCGTATACCGCAATCGAGCCGTCGCTCTATATGTCTGAAACCTTCCCGCTGTCGGCGGGGCAGGCGATCTCTGCGTTCTCGTGGATGGTCGGTGGCGCCAGCCATTCGTTCGGTTCCTCGTCCTCTGACCCGTCGATCTGCACTGCTCTGACCTTGACCCGTATCCCGATCGGATAGAAGCCATGGCCCAGATCTGCACCTCCCAGAACCTCGACATCTCCACCGGCGAACTCGGCATCCAACCGTGGTCGGTACCCCGGCACGTCTACGACCAGTCGTTCACCTCAGTCGGCAACGGCGTATACGGCGCCCACACCAACCTGCCCGGAAAGCTCATGATCGACTCAGGAGTCCAATCCTGGACCAACACCGCACCACTACCGGCGCAGATACTGTTCCGGCTCCATCGCGGATCAAGGCGGTTCATCGTCTCGTCCCCGAACGTCGTCCAGGTCCGGGACCGATTCACCACCGCCATCGACGTGACCCCCCGGGTTCCGGACACGTCGAACCAGTACCAGGGCGCGGCCGGGGGTGGGGTGGACATGTCGACCACGACCGCCGCGAAACCCTATGCCGGGGTGCTGTACGCGTGGGATGACGCGATGATCACCGAGGACTGGTTCGGGCCGATCCCACCCGGTGGGGTGTTCCGGTTCCACTACCGGGCGACGTTGTGGACACCACCGCCGTGGTCGAACAACGCCAACGACAATCTGCCCATCCATGAGTGCGACCTGGATCCGGTGCGGATCCAGTTGATTGCGTTCCCGACTCAGGACATGGACGTGATGGGATGAGCCTGCGCATCTGCACTGCCGAGTTCATGGCGTCGACCAGCAAAGGAACCGGGTTCGCCCCGTCCTGGCTACCCCGCATGGTCGCCGAACGCATGGCCTCCTCCAGCCGCGACGGAACCACCGAACGCGCCCCGGACGGAGTGCCGTTCATCGAAACCGACATCCTGTGGACCAACACCACCAACGATCCGCTGCACCTGCACATGAGCCTGCACCGGGCCAGCCGGTCTCTGGTCACCTCCAACCCGAACACCGTCACCCTCGATGACGCCTATTCGTTCGACGTCGCGGTGTCCCCATCCGCGCCGATTCCGGCGGTGACGAACAATGGGTTCGGGGCCCGGCTCAAAGCGAGCCGGTCGACGTCCACGTCGGTGCTGTTCGGTCGTCTGTTCCGGGATATCCCGGATTGGATCTCCAACGTCGATATCGGCCCGATCGACCCGGGTGAGTCCTTGCACTTCCGGTACCGGGCGTTGTATTCCACGCCGGGTCAGTGGCGCACCGGCACCAGCTCGCGCCACGAAATGTATGCACGGTGGGCGCGGCTACGACTGTGGGCTGCGCCGTGGGTGAACGGGAGCCTGTGATGTCACATCCCTGCGTGAATCTCGACGACTTCGAGATGGTGGACGGCACCCACCTACGGCCCCGCGACCACATGCAGTGGCGGCATGTGGCGGTCAACTATGCGAACGCCACCGTGCAGTCCTTCCCCCCGAACGATGGGATAGCGAAGGACGTCGCGTTGCATACGGTGCAGGCGCAGTGGACGAACACCACGCCGCGGCCGCAGTATGCGTACGCGCTGCTGACCCGGGCCGGTGGGCGGATGGCGTTCCAGTCGCAGAGTTCGGCGTTCATCCAGATTTCCGGCGGGCAATCGTCGGGGGTGTCGCCGGCGGATCCGTCGTCGCTGGCGGTGATCTCCAAGTTCGGGATCGGCTACACCCGTGGGGCGACCGCGGCCGGGGACGCCTACTACGGGGTGATCGAGACTCGGATGGGGGATCGGACCATGCTGCTCGGCACCACGGTGCTGCTCGCCCCCGGGGAGACGGTCAAGTATCGGGCGGCGCTGCGGTTCCTCTCGAACTATTGGGAGTATCGACCGATCCACCAGGGCAACAACGAGACCGAGGCGGAGATCGATTCGGGGGAGTCGCAGATCGACGTCTTCGCGTACCCTGCCATTTGAGAGGGTGTCGGCCATGGCCTCAACTGCATCCCCCTCGCCGTCGCCTGTGTTCGAGGCGCCCACAGGGTTCGCGGATCTGGATTCGCAGGTCGACGACGTCCTCGAGGGCGGCGGGCGTTGGCATGTGTTGACCGTCGAGGGATTGACGTTGCGGGTGCGTAAGCCTGCTCCGACCGCGGTCAAGGCGCTCAACGCCGCGACGGGGAAGGGTTCGTCGGCGGAGCTGCGGAAGGACTCGATGACGTTGTTCGTGCAGCATCATCTGCACCCGGACGATTGGGAGCTGCTGCTCGTCACGATGGTGGATCCGGAGCAGGCGTTCTCCACGGCCACGCTGGGAGAGGTGATGCGGCGGATTGCAACGCTGGGCACCGCCCGCCCTACCGGGCCGTCGTCTCGCTGGCGCAGGCGACGGGGCATTACTGGCGGACGATCCGGGCGAAGCTGATCCTCGCTGGGATCTCGGATCCGCTGCGGGAGTTGCCGGATCTGCACGCCTTGTTGGATGTGGTGGAGGCGTCGGCGACGGAGTCGATGTCGGTGGAGGAGCGGGACAAGTTCAACTTCCAGATGTATCGGCCGGATCCGTCGGAGAAGCCGGTCGGGTTCGATGAGGATGAGCAGCTCGATGCGTTCGCGGCGTTCGAATCGGTGGCGGGTGGCCTGAAATAGCCGGGGCCAGGTGGGTGCACGGTGCGTCTTTACCGTGGTCGACATGGCACGGCGCTACTGGCCTCTCAAGCGAGGCCACATAGTCACGTCGGGATTCGGCTCCCGGTGGGGCGGGATGCACTGGGGCGTCGACTTCGGATGGGACGGCGGCTCCGGTGGCCTGCCCATTTACGCAGTCCAGGGCGGCACCGTCGTCAACGTCGGACCCGCATCCGGATTCGGACAGTGGGTGGTGATCGACCACCCGACCGAAGACGGCTCGGGCACCACCGTGTACGGGCACATCATTCCCGAGGTGCGGGCGGGTCAGCGTGTCGAAGCGGGCCAGCGGATCGGGCACATCAACCCGGACTCTCGCACGAACGGCGGTGTCGCGCCGCATCTGCACCTCGAGTGGCATCGGGCTGTGTGGTCACCGCCGGGTCCGAACCGACTCGATCCTCTCCCTCTCCTCGCCGGGGCGCTGTTTCCTGGCGAGGCGCTCCCGGCGCCGGCGCCCAGTGCGCAGCGCGAGGGGTATTCCGACTACGTGCGGGAAGGGTTCGCGCAGCTCGTCCCACCGAAGGGAACCCGATGACCCTCTACGGCATCGACGTCAGCAACCATCAGGGCAACTTCGACTTCGCCGCGGCCAAGCGCGAAGGGTTCGTGTTCGCCACCCACAAGGTCACCGAGGGTGACGGCTTCCGCGACCCGTACTGGCCCCGCGCCCGCGACCAGATGCGCGAGCATTTCCCGGGCCTGTTCGGTGGCTACCACTTCGCCCGCAACAACATCGACCCCGACCGGCAGGCCGACGCGCTCCTCGAGCATCTCGGTGATCCGTCGATCCCGGTGCAGCTTGACTACGAGGACACCAAGACACGGGGCTCGATCGACAACATGAAGGCGTTGATCCGTGCGATCGAGAAGCGCGGGATGCGGGTGTTCGCGAACTACCTGCCGCGCTGGTACTGGACCGGACACATGGGCGCACCCCGACTGGACGGCACCCCGCCGATCTGGAACAGCCACTACGTGAACGGCACCGGCTACGCCTCCGTCCTCTACCCGGGGGACCGGCACGCCGGGTGGGCGGAGTTCCACACCGGCGCACCCCCGGTCGTCCTGCTGCAGTTCTCCGAACGCGGCCAGGTCGCCGGCCAGTCGATCGACGTCAACGCCTTCCGAGGCACCGAGCACGAACTTCGCGCGCTGTTCGGCAGCGCCCAAACCCAGGGGGAACCCGTGGCAGACATCGTCGAACAGGGAGCCGGGCAGCTGCATCCACAGCCGGGCCGCCTCCGCCCGATCAACCGGCAGCAGAACGTCAACCCGTCGACGCGCACCCCGGACGAGCCGTGGCCGTACGACATGTGGTGCGACCTCTGGAACGAAACCGTGTTCGACGGCTTCGACATCTGCCCCGAGTACGCCGACGTCCCCGACGACGTCGGCCGCTCCCTCGTGGCGCTGGTGCAGACCGTCGCGGCGCGGCAGGTCCGCATCGAGTCCAAGCTCGACCAGTTGCTCAACCGGAAAGAGGGCGCATGATGACGTTCGCAGAGATCCGCAAAGCGATCATCGCCGCGGCAGCACTGATCGCCACCGGCGGCCCGCAGCTGCTCGTCTACGGCGATCTCCTGCCCCAGTGGGCGGCCATTGCCATCACGATCGCCACGATCCTTGCCGGCATCATCGGCGTCTGGGCGGTGCCGAACAAGCCGCTCGCCGCGAAGGTCGGGCAAACCATCGACTCGCTGCAGGATCTCGCGCCGATCATCCGGCAGATCGTCCGCGAGGAAGTCCGGCCGACGCCGGTAGCCGCACCCCAGGGCACGAGTCCGGCCATCACACACGCCAGCGATCTGCGGGAGCAGTACGTCGATCCGTTCATCCGAGCGAAACTATGACGCGACGGGTGCCGCCAACCATCGACGTACCGTCGCCTCCGACCGCCCGACCTCCGCTCCGATGGCGTAGTTCGACCAGCCCTCGGCGTGGAGCTGGCGCACGCGCTGTCGCAGTGCGTCGCGCTCGTCGACGGGTGCGTCATGCTTGCATTCAGATTCTGACTCGATTCGCTCCTGCACCACTGTGAGCTGCGCAGATGCAGGCGACGCAGACGCGTCATCCATCGCGACTCCGATCGTGACCGGCATATTTTCTGGCATATTTTCATCCGCAGAATGCGTCCGTCCGAGTGCCCGGGCGCGGACGATCGCGAGATGCGTCAACGCGAGCGCCGCCACCGGTGGCACCACCGCGACGACCGTGGCGACACCGGGATGCACCGGCCCCGGCGGCAGTAGGAGGTGCGCGGCGTTCCCGGCCACCGACACCACCACGGCCGACCACAGGAGCGCCCAGGCGTAGCGACGCGCCGGCCCGTCGTCGAGCGTCACCACCGTGCGCGTCGCGGCGACGATCAGTCCGTCGACGACGAGCGGCCACACCGCCGACTGCCACTGCCCGAGTCCGGCGCGGGAGGCGAGGTCGGCGAGCGCGGTGTAGGACAGGGCGAGCGCGGCGGCGCCGAGCCCGTAGATCAGTGCCGCGTCGGTGCGCGTCACGCGGATGGTGTTCAC